AGCACTTCAGGTTGCGTACGTAGATCTTGATGTTTTCCGACTACCGGGGGTGACCGTGAGCAACGACGACTGGCGCCCGACCAATCTCGACGAGCGCGGCACGGCCCTCTGGAGCTCGATCGCGAGCAGGTACGGGCTCCGTCCCGACGAGCTCGCGATCCTCGCCGACGCCTGCCATGAGGCTGACATCATCGAACGTCTGCAGAGCGAGTTCGAGAACCGGGACCTGATCACGACCGGGTCCATGGGCCAGGACGTCGCCGCCCCGCACGTCACCGAGATCCGCCAGCACCGTACGACCCTGGCGAGCCTGCTCGGGAAGTTGCGCCTGCCCGACGACGACGCGAAGAGCGGCACCTCGTCGTCGGAGGCCGGCCGAGCGCTGGTGAGCCGGCGCTGGCACTCCGCGAGCTGATGTGGCCACCGCGCTCACTGCCGGGCGGCGCGACGACCGCGAGCAGATGGCAGAGATCGCGGCTTGGTACCGCGCCGAGCTGGCTCGTCCTGCCGAGCTCCCCGTCCTGCAGTGGCAACCGGTTCGGATCGGCCCGACGTGGCAGATCGAGAACGGGCGTTGGCTACTCCCGGAGCACACGCTCGGCTGGGGCTTCCTGGCCTGGTGCGGGCGCTGGCTACAGGAGTCGCGTGATGTCCCCTGGCGCTTCACCTTGGAGCAGGCCCGATTCCTGCTCTGGTGGTATGCCGTCAGCGAGAGCGGCCGGTTCCTGTACCGGGATGGCGTGTTCCAGCGGCTCAAGGGCCACGGCAAGGACCCGATCGGCGCGTGCGTGAGCGGCGGGGAGATGCTCGGCCCGGTTCGGGTGGTCGACTGGGTCGACGGGCAGCCGGTCGGCGGCGAGGTCCATGCAGCGTGGGTGCAGACGGCGGCCGTCAGTCTCAAGCAGACGAAGAACACCATGCGGCTGTTCCCCGGACTGTTCACCGCCGAGGCCAAGGCTCATTTCGGCATCCAGATCGGCCGGGAACAGGTACACGCCCTCGGTGACGAGCGGTTCATGGAGGCTGTGACCTCTTCGCCGGCCTCGCTCGAGGGTGCCCGCTCGACGTTCGTACTCATGAACGAAACACACCACTGGCTGGACAACAACGACGGCCACGAGATGGCGGCTGTCATCGAGCGCAACTCGACGAAGTCGGCCGGCGGTGCCGCTCGAACGCTGCGGATCACCAACGCCTACGAGCCCGGCACGAACTCGGTCGCCGAGCACGACCGGGAAGCGTGGGAGAAGGTGCAGGCGGGCGACGCGATCGACGTCGGCCTGCTCTACGACTCGCTGGAAGCTCCGCCGGAGGCGCCGCTCACGCCCGAGGCCGCGCCCAGCGTGGTCGAGGCGATCCGGGGTGACTCGGTCTGGCTGGACGTAGAGACGATCCTCAATTCGATCGTGGACACCCGGAACCCGCCGAGTCGCTCGCGCCGGTTCTGGTACAACCAGATCGTTGCCGCCGAGGACGCTTGGGCGGATCCACTCCAGTGGGACGCCATCGCAGCCCCGGATCAGCTCGTACTCCCCGACGAGCCGATCGTGGCGTTCTTCGATGGATCCAAGTCCGACGACACGACCGGCCTGGTCGCGTGCCGGCTGTCCGACGGGCATGTGTTCGTCATCGACTCCTGGTCCAAGCCTCCGGGCGAGCGCGGCAAGGACTGGATCGTTCCTCGAGCCAAGGTCGACGAGACCGTGACCTCGATGTTCGAGTCCTATCGGGTGCACGCGTTCTTCGCGGACCCGTCCGACACGCGTGACGACGAGGGCGTGCGGTTCTGGGAGCCGTTCATCGACGACTGGCACCAGCGCTACGGCCCGTCGCTCCAGTACTGGGCCGTACAGTCCGGCGACCGGCGTCACGCGATCGCCTGGGACATGCGCTCCCCACAGCGCTTGGGCGAGTTCACCGCTGCCGCTGAGCGGTTCCTTGTCGAGGTAGCCGCCGGGCGGTTCTCCCACGACGGCGACCTGCGCTTACGCCAGCACGTGCGCAACGCCCGGCGCCGGCCGAACAAGTACGGGGTCGGGTTCGGCAAGGAGCATCGCGAGTCGGCCCGCAAGGTCGACCTTGCCGTCTGCGCCGTCGGCGCCCGCATGCTGCGCCGCATGGTGCAGAACAAGGACACCGGCACGAAGGTGCGCAGCGGCAAGGTCTGGTGACGGGCTAGGACTCGATCCAGCGCCCGGCCTTGCAGTGACAGACCTGGTGCTTGCGGGTGGCTCCGCCGGGGCAGCAGAAGCGGCCATCGTCGAGCCAGTCGTGGCCGTCGGTCAGCTCGTGCTCGGTGTAGGTCTCGCTGATGTACCCCGTGTTGATGAGGATGCGAGCGCAGCAGTCATCCATCACGCCCCCTTGCTCAGGATGTTGCTCAGCTGCACGCGTGAGACGCCGAGCGCCTCGGCAACGACCGTCTTCGGGATCCCCGCCTCGACCGCCTTGTCGGTCAGCTCGCGCACCCGGGCGTAGACCGCCTTGCGCCGCTGGGCTCCTTCCGGGGTCCGCAGCGCGCCCGCGACGCGCCGCTCGTGTGCAAGCGCGCTGATTTCGTCCACGATCGCCCACTGCGCTTCGGTGAGCTCGCGCTCGGGCTCTTCGCCGGTTCCTTTGCATCGTGTGCACTGTGCCATGACCTGAGTGTACGTCAACCGACAGCAACTGTCCATGGGAGGGCAAGTCATGGGTCGACTCGACGTGTCCCCCCGCAAGAACTGGGTCGAGGAGCAGGGCGGGCTGCCCAAGTACATCGAGCGGATCGCCGTGCACCTCAAGGCCAAGGGCATGAGCACCTCGCACGCCATCGCGACCGCCGTGAACGCGGCCAAGAAGATGTGCGCCACCGGTGACCTCAACTGGCCCGGCCTGCAGAGCGTGAACCCCGGCTCGCGCGCGGAGGCGTGCGCTGCCGTCGCCCGCTGGGAGGCCATGAAGGCCGCAGCGAAGGCGAAGAGGGGCTGACGTGCCACTGACCCCCGAGGAAGCCCGTGCACTGGTCAAGGACCGGATGTGGCCGGGCTGGAAGCGCGAGAAGGAGCGCCTCGACCGGATCGACCGGTGGTACCGATGGAGCCCGGACGAGATCCAGCTCCCGCGCGGGGTGACTCGCGAACACCGGGCCCTGGCCGAGATGTCGAAGGTGCCTTGGTTGCAGCTGGTCGTCACGGCCGCCGCTCAGGCGATGTACGTGGATGGGTACCGCACCGAGCTCGACGACCCGGCCTCGCGCGAAGAGGCCGAGCAGCGCGAGATGAGCCCGCCCTGGCAGTCGTGGATGGCCAACGGCATGGACCGCCGCCAGGTCGCCCTGCACCGGTACAGCCTCGCCTACGGCTACGCCTACAACACGGTGCTGCCGGGCGTGGACCCGCTGACTGACCGCAAGCAGGCTGTGATCCGGGGCGTGAGCCCGCGCTCGATGTTCGCCGTCTACGACGATCCGGCCGAGGACGACTGGCCCCAGTACGCGATGCGCGTCGGCGAGCCGCGTGGGGACGCGCGTCCGGTGCGCCTGTTCGACGAGCAGGACGTGCACGAGCTGCTCGTCGAGGACGACGGTGACAATCCCACCTACCTCGGCTTCGCCCGCCACGACGCGGCCGTCTGCCCGGTCGTGCGCTATGCGCCGATGCTGGACCTGGACGGCCGTTCGAGCGGTGAGGTCGAGCCGTTCATCCCGCTGGCCGCCCGGATCAACAAGACGTCGTACGACCGGCTGCTGACCCAGCATTTCGCCAGCTGGAAGGTCCGCTACGTCACCGGCATGGCCGAGCCGGACTCCGAGGAGTCCGCGAACCGCAAGAAGCTCGAGCTCAAGGTCTCCGATCTGCTCGTCGCTGAGGATCCGGACACGAAGTTCGGCACCCTCGAGGCCTCGGACCTGATGGGCTTCATCGCTGCGTACCGCAACGACATCGAAACCCTTGCTGCCGCCAGCCAGACGCCCACGCACGAGCTCACCGGCCAGATGGCCAACCTCTCGGCGGAAGCACTGGCTGCTGCGCGTGCGAGCCTGAACCAGAAGGTCGTAGAGCGCCAGAAGGGGCTGGGTTGGTCGCACTCCCAGTCGCTGCGGCTCGCGTGCGCCTACGACGGGTACGACGAGTACGCCACCGACATCACCGGCCGGGTCACCTGGCAGGACATGGAGATCCGCTCCATGAGCCAGGCCGCCGACGCGCTGGGCAAGATGGTCCAGATGCTCGGCGTGCCGCCGACGGCGGCGTGGGCCCGGATCCCTGGCGTGGAGAAGTCCGACGTCACCGAGTGGATTGCGCTGGCCGAGGCCGGTGACCCGATCACGAAGATGCGCGAGCGCCTCGAGGCGCAGACCGCAGCGGCCGGCGTCCGGCGCTCGTCCGGGTCGACCCCGGTCGGCCAGATGGACACGCCCGCGCCCGGCTTCGGGGAGGGGAGCTTCGGTGCCCAAGATTGAGATCCCGGTGTACATGCGGATCGGAGATGGCGACGAGATCCAGGTGGGCTCCCTGGGGCTTGATCAGGATAATCTTCTGCGAGGTAGTACTGTCTCGATCGACATAGCGCCTGCCTTGCGCGAGCTTGCTGATCGGGTTGAGCGTGGCGGCAACTGACCTCGGTGCCCGCCTGACCGAGCAGCATCGTCAGACGCAGGTGGCCAATCAGCAGACCTTCCTGGCCGAGTACCTCGCTTTGTGGCGTCTGCTCGACCCGCTCAACCTCGATGCCACCGCTCCGGGTTGGCTGGCGGCTGTGCTCCGGCTGATCGACCTGTTCCGGGACCAGTCCGCCGAGATCGCGCTCGACTACTACCGTGAGTTCCGCCGGATCGAGGCCCCGGACGCGCCCGAACTGCCGCCGATCGAGATCGAGCGGCCGACCGAGATCATCCGGGCGGAGCGACGCGTGGCCCGGGGTAACCGGGGCGTCTCGCGCGCACCCCGGGATGTCATCTCGATCGACTTCCGCGAGCTCGACAAGGCTGCCCGTACTTCACTGATCGTCACCGGGCCGGTGAACATCAAGGTCAAGACCAAGCGGGCCCGTCCGGTCGACGCAGCCCAGCGCGACGCCCTCGTGGAGTCGAGCGGCGCAGCGATGCGGCACGTGATCGAAGGGTCGCGTCAGGCGACGCTCGCCGTCGTGCGCGAGGACCCGGCCACGACCCGCTACATGCGCGTGACCGACGGCGACCCGTGCTACTTCTGCGCCATGCTCGCCTCGCGCGGGCCGGTCTACTTGAACCGCACGACCGCCTCGTTCCGGGCGCACGACCACTGCGCCTGCACCGCCGAGCCCGTGTTCGCCGCCGGCAGCGAGTGGCCAGGTCGCGCTCGGGAGTTCCAGAAGCTGTGGAACCGCGAGATCCGGGGCCAGTACTCGGGCAAGGACGCGATCCGGGCGTGGCGCAGGCTCTACGAACGGCGCCAGCGTGAGGCCGGGCGCGAGATCGCGGCCTAGCACCACCAGCGTCGAGTACAGAACCTGCTCTCGTCGTCGTCCTCGATCTCCACTTCGACGTACGAGGGATCGCTCTCTTCCGTCGAAGGCGCCGGCACCGGCTCAGCCGTCGGCAAGGGCTCGACCGGGATGGTCCGAGGGTTCACGTCCGGCTGGTACTCGCGCGGCAGGGTGTAGGGCTCGCGCTCCGGCGCGGGGTCCGAGCCGAACGCCGACCCGACGCCGTACAGCGTGAACGGCAGCGTGAAGAACACGACCGCTGCTGCGATGCGCGCCCTGCTAGGTCGTGTGTCCCTCATGCCCACACGTCGCACACCTCCGGTTGTGCGTTACAGACCGGCTCGCATCACCCAGACCACCGTGCGCCAGACGGGCGCGCGGCCTACCCCGAAACGGGGAGCCGAAATGGCTGAGATCACCAAGCAGGAACGTCTCGAGGTCGACGACGAGACGGCTGACAAGCTGCTCAACGACGACACCGATGACGCGAACGACAACCAGCCCGACCCGCCCGTCACGGGCGAGAAGGACTGGAAGGCAGAGGCCGAGAAGTGGCGGAACCTCTCACGCAAGAACGAGAAGGACTTCAAGACCACCGCCCAGAAGCTCGCTGAGTACGAGGACGCGAACAAGTCTGAGGCGCAACGCCTGCTGGACGAGCGCGACTCGCACAAGACGCGGGCGGAGAAGGCTGAAGCACGGCTCGCCCGACTGGAGATCGCACAGCGCGTAGCTCCCGAGCACGCGACCTTCGCGCAGCTCCAGAAGGTGCTCAAGCGCATGGCCGGTGACGACGAGGAAGCCCTGGAACAGGACGCCCTCGAACTGTGGGCGGACTACGCCCCTGAGCCGGCCAAGCCGAAGACACCGACCCGCCCGCGCGAGCGGATGCGAGGCGGTGGCGAGCCCGAGACCGACGACCCGGATGACACCGACGACCCGCGCAAGCTGGCCGACCGGATCACCGGCGTCCGTCGAACTTGACGAACTCCCGCACGACCCGCCACAGAGGTCGCCTGCGGTCCGACAACGCTCCCTAGGAGGACTCTGTGGCCAACACCTACATCAAGGCCGATCGCGTCGCAGCGGCGGCCCTCGGTCTGCTCGAGCGCGAGATCGTGCTCCCCGGACTCGTCTGGCGCGACGCCGGTGGCGACTTCCGGGGCGCCGGTGGCGACACCATCTCGATCCGGGTCCCCGCACGCACGCAGGCCCGCACGCGGGTGCTGCGCGGCGCACGGCCGACCACGTCCGAGGGCGCGGGCATCATCACGATGGACGAGCTGACCGAGACCAAGGTCGACGTCACCCTCGACACCGACGTGTACAACGCCATCCCGGTCACGGACGAGGAGCTAACCCTCGACATCGTCGACTTCGGCCAGCAGATCCTCGCCCCCCAGGTGCGCGCGGTCGCCGAGGGCGTGGAGAACGCCCTGGTGGCCGAGATGACCGGTGCCACCTACGCCACCGAGCTCACGGTCGACCCCGTGGACCCGTACAACACGTTCGTGGACGCGCACATCGCGCTGAACAAGGCCAACGTGCCCCGTTCGGAGCGGTACGCGATCGTCGGTGCCGACGTCGAGGCGGCCATCCTCAAGTCCGACCACCTTTCCCGGGTGGACCAGTCGGGCAGCGACTCCGCCCTGCGCCGTGCGCAGATCGGCACGCTGGCCAACTTCCCGGTCTACGCCTCCAACGCCATCCCGACCGACGAGGTGTACTGGTTCCACCGCACTGCCTACGTGCTGGGCATGCGCGCCCCGATGGTCCCGGACGGTGCCACCTTCGGCGCCAGCCGGGCTGCGTTCGGTCTGTCCATGCGCTGGCTGCGGGACTACGACTTCCGCAACGTGCAGGACCGGTCGCTCGTCGACACCTACATCGGCACCAACATCGTGGCCGACGGCGTGGACGGCGTGGACGTGGGCACGGACCCGGACTTCGTCCGGGCGGTGCGCGGCACGATCGCGCCGTGATGATTCCCCTGGCCAGTGTCGCGGACATCGAGGCCCGCCTCGGCCGCAAGCTCTCCCCTGAGGAGAAGTTGCGCGCCGAGGGCGTCCTCGAAGACATCTCCGGCTTGGTCAGGGACATCGTCGGCCGCGATTTCCTGAACGAGGCCGGCACTGACCTCGTCGGAGTACCCCACACCGTCCTTGCGGTCGTCCGCAAGGCGGCCGAGCGCGCGATGCGCAACCCGGAGGGGTACTCCGGCGAGTCCACCGGGGATTACTCCTACCAGCGCCGGGGCGTCGAGGACGGTGTCTATCTGACCGAGGCGGAAGAGCGCCTGATCAGGCGTGCACTGGGACGGGGCGGGCTCTGGGTCCAGGAGACGACCCGGGGCGACGAACTGCTCACCACCGGGTTCGTCGAGGACAACTACGGCTGCGAGCTGTTCCCACTCGACGTCTACCGGGAGTGACCGTGTCGGCCCTGCTCGATCGTGGACCGCACACGGTGACGATCTACCTGGTGGAGACCGGCACCGACACCTACGGCGGCGAGATCCTGCGCCCGTCGGACACGGGTGTCGTCATCTCCGGTTGCCTGCTCACGCCCATGGGTGCGGACCGGGACGCAACGTCCTACGTCTCCGCCCAGGCAGGCCTGCGCGAGGACCGTACCTGGCGGTTCCGCGCACGTCAGGCTCCGCTCGAACCCTGGGGCCGGGTCGAGTGGGACGACGCCGGTGTGGTCCGCCGGTTCACCGTCATCTCCGGTCCGTTGCGCTATGCCGTCACGGCGGCGACCACGCACATCGCAGCCACTCTGCACGAGGAGAACTGATGGCCCGCGTGATCGTGTTCCCCGACTGCAACTCGATCGTCGCGCACCAGCCCGGCGTCCGAGGGGCCGTGTTCTCCACGGCCAACGAGAAGGCCGCCGTAGCGCGCGGCATCCTCGCTGCGCATCGGGACCAGGGTCACGCACAGATCACGGTCACGCGAGGCTCTCTCGACGCGTTCGTGAACCTGACCGACACCCGGGGCGACGTGGCCGCAGCCGCGATCGAGTACGGCAACCGCTACGGCGGGGGCGGGATCGACGTCCTGGGCCGGGCGTTCGGGCTCACCTGATGGAGTTCTCGGTCGATCCGTTCGACGTGCTGCTCCCGCTCCTGCGGAGCGGGCTCGGCTCGTCGTACATGGTGCTTCGCAGGCCACCCGCCAAGGTGGTCGAGGAGCTTCCGCTGGTCGTGCTCACTCAGACCGGCGGCTCCTCGTTCGCGCCCCGGTTCTGGGACCAGCCCTACGTCTCGGTCTCCAACTGGGCTGCCGAGCAGCCGGGGGTCGACGCGATCCGTGCGGCTGCCCTGGATGCAGACCGGATCCGCAAGACGCTCTGGACGGCCTGGGAAACCCAGGCCGTCGTGCCCGGCATCGGGCATTTGACCTGGGTCCGCGAATCGCAGGGGCCGATGCAGATCAACGATCCCGACCTGCCGCAGGTGGGGATCTACACGGCCACCTACGAGTTCCGGATCAGGCGCGCCCTGAGCGCTTGATCCGTCCGTTCCCGCACGACCCGCCACAGAGGTCGACGCGGTCCTTCCACGCTCCCTAGGAGGTCTCTGTGGCACAGACCGATAGCGCTGTCATCATCCCGGGACAGGGGTTCATCTACATCGCCCCGGCCGAGACCGCAGTGCCTGCCAGCCTGACCGCGCCTGCTGTCCCGTGGGACTCCCTCGGGCACACCTCGCGCGAGGACGGCCTCACGATCACCCGTGACGGCGGTGATTCGGAGGTGCTCGGCACCTGGCAGAACCCGGCGCTGCGCGAGCGTCGCGACCCGACCACGTTCGCCATCACGCTGGTGGCCCACCAGGTCGACAACACCGTCCTGGGCCTGTACTTCGGCGGCGGCGACGCCTCGGAGGCCGGCGTGTTCGGCGTCAACTCCACGGTCGGCACCACTGACCGGGCCATGTACGTCCGGATCGTGGACGGCGAGAACGAGGTGGGCATGTACCTGCCCCGCGTCTCCATCGCGTCCGAGGACGACATGGAGGTCGACCCGGAGGGCTTCCTGTCCTTCCCCCTGCGCGCCACCGTGCTGCAGGTCTCGGGCTCGAACCTGATCGAGTTCCTGGGCGACGGGCTCGGCGACACGCCGTGACAGACGGCGGGCGGGTGGTGGGTGCGGACCCGGCCACCCGCCTTGCCTCCCTTCCGGGTCCGTGCAGCAGAAGAGGGTCCGCATCCGTATGACCACGAACACCCGCCCGGCTCCCCGCCGGGCACCGAAGCCCATCGAGAAGGCACCTGAAGAGGAGATCCCCTCGACCAGCGAGCAGCTGGCAGAGGAGGTCGTTGCCGAGATCGAGGACTACCCGCCCGGCACGCCGGAGTTCCGGCGCGTCCTGCAGCTACGCAGGCGTGACCGGGCCACCTACTACCGCGCGGCTGACGCGGCGAACCTCGTCATCCGGCAGCGCGCGAAAAAGCCCAAGGGCGACGACAGCGACATCACCACAGAGATCGACGGTGAGTCGGTGAAGATCAACCTCGGCGATTTCGCGGACTACAACGACCTGTTGGCCATGATCGAGGACGTGCTCGCTGTCGTGGCTGTCGACAAAGACGCGTTCGAGGCGTGGGTCACCGAGGTCGGTGACACGGACCTGATCGCAGTGTTCAACCTCTACCAGAGGAAGTCCCAGCCGGGGGAAGCCGAGAGCTCGTCCAGCTGATCGACGATCACGGGGACGCACTGCTCTATGACCTGATGAGCATCGGCGTCGACCTGCGGGACCTCTGGCGCCCCGGGTCGACGCTCACACCGCGTCTCGTGCTCAAGCTGGTCGGGCAACTTCCCGACGACTCCGCCTTCGCCGCCTCCATCCGAGGTGGACCCATGCATCGGGCCTGGGACCTGCACAACCGCCTCATTGCCGCCCAGGTCAACCTCCTGCACGGCGCCAACCAGCAGCGGGCCGGCAAGAAGGCCCGCCCCCTCGTGCAACCGCCCGACGCCAAGAAGATCAAGCGCGTGGTCACGGTCGCCGAGATCGCAGCACGACGCAAAGCGAGAGAGGAAGTGATCGAGTGACGGGTCCCGGTGGTCGTCCCGTCGCTCAGGTCAGCGTTCGCGTAGTCCCCGACAGCAGCGGGTTCGACGAGCGCCTGCGGCGCGAGCTCGGCGATGTCCGGGACATCGAGGTCGAGGTCGACGTAACGGTCGACAAGGAAGCGCTGCAGCGCGAACTCGACGGGACCCGCGCCAACCCGGTGCAGGTCCCGGTCGAGGTCGACCGTGATCGATTCGACGCCGAGCTCGCTCGCATCTCGACCACCGACCTGCGCCCGATCGAGGTGCCGGTCGACGTTGACCGGGGCACCCTCGAACGTGCTGCCGAGCAGGCCATCACCGAGATCGACCCGCCGACACTGCCGATAGAGGTCGACCCGGACACGCTGCAGACCAGCGTCATGGACGCAGCCACCCGGATCGACACGATCGAGCTCCCAGTCGAGGTCGATCGGGACCGGTTCGAGGCTTCGGTCCAGGACGTCCGCTCCGCTGCCGAGATCGTCGGTCGGGACCCGATCCTGTTCCAGCTCGACGCGAACGAGGCCATCGTCCGGCGCAAGATCGCCGAGGTCGAGAACGACCTGCACGCGCTTCAGGAGCGCGGCGTCGAGGTCCTGATGAACGCCGACGCGGCGCCCATCGAGGCCAAGATGGACGTCATCGAGCGGCGCCTCGGTGTGCTGCGCAACACGACCGTGTCGGCGAAGGTCACGGCCGACATCAGTGCGGCCGAGAACCAGCTCAGTGAACTGCTGTCCCGGCTCATCGCCATCGGCGACACCGACTACCGCGCACAGGTGCAGATCGAGACCGAGCGTGCAGCCGCCGACCTCGCCGCGCTGCTCGGCCAGCTGGAGAGCATCGACAACCGTCGCGTCTCGGCGGTCGCGGACATGGACATCGACGTGCTGCGCGCCGAGGCCCAGATCGCCTCGTTCGTACGCTCCGCCAGCGCGCAGCGGATCAACATCGACGTGGACGTCGACTCCGCGCGGGCCACCATCGCCTCGTCCATGACGGCCATCAGTGCCTCGATCGGCAACGGCTTCCGCTCGATCTTCTCCGGGATCTCGTCCTACTTCCAGAACATGGGCGGCGAGATCGTCTCCGTCGGTCCCAAGATCCTGAGCTTGGCCGGAAGCCTCGGCGCGGTCGTCGTCCAGGTCGGTGCGATCAGTCTGGCCGCGTCCGTGGCTGGCGCGGGGATCACGGCCGCCTTCGGGGCGGCAGCGACCGCCGTTGCCGCCCTGCCGGGCGCGCTGAACCTGCTCGCTGTCCCGATCGCTGCCGTTGTGGTCGGCCTCGACGGAATCAAGGCTGCGGCCAAGACGCTCGAGCCGGAGTTCGCCAAGGTGCAGGCCTCGGTCTCCGCCACCTTCGAGCGCGGGCTCATTCCGGTGTTCAAGCAGTTGACCGCGATCTTCCCGACGCTGCAGACCGGCATGAACGCGGTCGCGCAGTCGCTCGTGGGCGTGGCCGCCAACCTCACTCAGTTCATCACCCAGGGCGCCCAGTTAGAGACGATCCGGACGATGTTCACCAACGTCGCCCAGGCCATCACCGACATGGGCCCCGGACTCCAGAACATCATCGGCGGACTTCTCGAGGTCGGCTCGCAGTCCGCCGTCTTCGACGCACTGACCCGCGCGGTGAACACCTTCGGTGCAGAGTTCCGCGCCAGCGTCACCGACGTGCTCAGCGACGGCTCGCTCACCTCCGCCTTCCAGGGCCTCGGCGGCATGCTCGCCGAGCTCTCTCAGGGCTTCGTCTCCCTGGTCGAGAACGGTATCCGCACCTTCGCTGCTGCCGCGCCCGGTGTGAACGCGTTCCTGAACGACTTGACCGGGTTCTTTAACCGGTTCGACTGGAACGCACTTGGCACGTCGGTCGGCAACGTCTTCCGAGGTCTCGGCGAGGCACTCGCTGGCGTCGACGTCGGCGTCATCGACGGCATCGAGGCGTCCTTCGGTCGGCTCGGCGACCTGTTCCGTAACGCCTCGTTCCAGGAGGACATTCAGGGCATGGTGGCCGGTCTCCCGGCCGTCATCGACCAGATGCGCGGCTTCGCGCAGGACTTCGCCGCGATCGGCAGCGGGATCGCTGCCGCCATGTCGACCTGGAACACGATCGACCAGAGCTTCCGCTCGTTCGTCGACAACTTCAACGCCAGCGCCGCGACCCTGGGTCAGAACCTCGGACTCAGCGGCCCCGGCACCATCGGCGAGTGGCTGACCGGGATCGACGACTCGATCGACCAGGCCCTCGGCATCATCCCGCCCAAGACCGAGCAGCTCGGCACCGACACTGCCGCCGGGGCCGAGCGCGGCCTGCGGGGTGGTGGCGGTAGCTTCGGCGGAGCGGCCACCGAGGTCTTCGGCCAGGTCGAGCCCGCAGCGGCAGCTGGCATGGCCCCAGTGCCCGGCGCGATCCAGTCCGGCATGAGCCCGGCCGCTGCAGCGCTCGCCTCTGCGATCGGCGAACTGCCTGCGGTCGTGACCCAGGGCCTGACCGCGCTCGAGGGCGTGACCATGGCCGGGATGATCCCGGTCGCCACCGGCGTCACGCGCGGCATGGCGGGCGTCAACGCGGCCATGCAGCTGGGCCTCAACTCGCTCGGTGCGGTCGTCACGACCGCGTTCGCCGGTCTCGCACCGCAGGTCACCACCGGCATGGCCGGACTGAACCTGGCCGTCGAGGTGGGCATCCAGTCGATGGCGAGCGCGGCCACCAACGGCATGACGACGGTGACCACCGCGTTCACCACCGCGTTCACCAACCTCGCGCCCATGGTCACCACCGGCATGGCCGGACTGAATCTGTCGGTCGAGATCGGCATCCAGTCGATGGCGAGCGCGGTCACGAACGGGATGACCACGGTCACGACCGCCTTCACGGCGGCGTTCGCCGCGCTCCCCGCCCTGGTGACGACCGGTATGGCCGGGCTGAACCTGTCGGTCGAGATCGGCATTCAGTCCATGGCCTCGGCCGTGACCAACGGGATGACGCTCGTGACGACCGCGTTCACGACCGCGTTCGCCGCTCTGCCCATGCTGGTCACGACCGGAATGGCGGGCTTGAACCTGGCCGTCGAGATCGGCATCCAGTCGATGGCCAGCGCGGTCACGAACGGGATGACGCTCGTGACGACCGCATTCACGACGGCGTTCGCTGGGCTCGCCCTCGGCGTGACCGCAGGCATGGCAACGATCTCGCTCGCCGTCGCCACCGGGTTCATCAGCATCCAGGCCGCCTTCGCGACCGGCTGGACGCAGGTCGCAGCGAACCAGCAGGTCTACATGACCTCGATCTCGCTCGGCATCGGCGTGGCCATGACCCAGATCGCCACCGCCGTTACCACCGGGTTCGTGCCGATCACGGCCGCCTTCCTGACCGGCTGGACGACCATCGCAGCTCAGCAGACGACACAGATGGCCACGATCGCCACCTCGATCAGTATCGGCATGATCCAGCTGGCCACCGCCGTCACTACCGGGTTCGCGGGAGTCCAGACCGCCTTCACGGTCAGCTGGACGACGGTCGCGGCGACCATCGGGGCCTCGTTCGCGGGCATCATCGCCCCGGCCGTCACCGCCGGCATGGTCTCGGTGGCTGCCGCCATCACGGCCGGCACTCCGCTGCTCACGACCGCGATGACGGGCGTGTTCATCGCGCTGGCCGCCTCGGTCACCGTGGCCATGGCGCCGGTCGTGCTCGCCGTCCAGACCGGCATGCAGCAGATGGCGCTCGCCGTGCAGGCTGGTGCTGCGCTCATGGGCACCACGATGGCCACGAGCATGGCCGGGTTCGTCGCCGCCGTGCAGTCCTCGATGACCACCGCCGTTGCGATCGTGACCTCCTCGTCGGCCGCCATGACCGCTGCGATCGCCCAGCTCGGTGCCACCATCACCTCGACGATCACGGCAGCCATGGCCGGGTTCGTCGCTGCCGTCACTAGCGGCTCCAACCAGGCGGTCGCCGCCGTGCAGAACGCCGTGACGCGCATGGTCGGCGCCCTGAACTCCGCCGTCGGCCAGTTCCGCGCGGCCGGTGCCAACATGGGCCAGGCGCTCGCCGATGGGCTGAACTCGAAGGTGGGAGCCGTCCAGGCTGCCGCCGCACGGCTCGCGCAGGCCGCCGCTGCAGCTACCGCAGCTGCAGCGCAGATCCGCAGCCCCTCCCGGGTGTTCACCGGTCTCGGCGAGCAGCTCGGCGCCGGACTCGCGGTCGGCATGGACAACTCGCACACCCAGGTCGAGCGGGCCGGCACCCGGCTCGTCGACTCGGTCACGGACGCGGTCGCCCAGGTCACCTCGGCGTTCCGCACCGACGCGTGGGCGGGCGACTTCAACTCGAAGGTGAACGCCAGTCTGGCCGGGATGGATCCCGCTCCGGCACAGGCCGGAGCAGGCGGAAGCGGGGTCGCGATCACGAACATCATCAACAACCCCCTGCCCGAGCGCGGCAGTGACACGGTCGCTCGGGTCCAGCGGCGACAGTCTTCGATGGGGATGTTCGGATGACCGAGACTCTGCTGGTCAACGGGATCTCCCTCGACACCCGCTCGGTGATGCTCACCGATATCTCGGGTCTGTCGACGACACCGGGCAGGCGGGGGGAGAACATTCTCGTTCCCGGCCGGCACGGGCGCATCCCCACCCGCGCCAAGCGCTACGACCAGGGCGAGGCCGTTCTCAGTCTCTGGATCGACGGCTGCAACCCGGACGGCACGATTCCTGGCGGATCCAACGCTCTGCGCGAGTTCGAGAAGCGCCGGGACGAGGTCATCCGCGTATTCCACTCCGACACCGTCGTCATTGACTACACCCCGGACTCCGGACTCACTCGCCGCGCGCTCTGCGAGATCGCCGACGTCATGGACTTCACCCGACGCGGGGTGGAGCCGCTCGCGCGGGTGTCCGTCGCGCTGACGATCCCGGGCGCGTTCTGGTTCGAGATCTTCGACCAGACCCACACCGCCTCGCTCGCGACCGGCATGAGCACGGTGGCGACCCCGTTCGCGGGCGCGACCGCGCCCATGGACGAGCTCGTCATTACCTTCGGCCCGGGCAACAACCCCGAGTTGGGGCAGGGCGATGTGTTCCTGGCCTACGACGGGGTCATCGCCGGGGGACGCACCCTCGTGGTCAACACGAGCACGTGGCAGGCCACCGGCACCGGCGGCTTGGTCGTCGACTACTCGAAGCTGCGCCACGGCGGCAGCCCGCGCTGGTTCGAGATCGCGCCCGAGGACCCGGCCCCCACCCTGCAGCTGTCCCATAGCGGCGGCGGGAGTATGTCCGTGACGATCACGGGCAAGCGTCGTTTCTTGACCGGTTAGCTGAGGAGATCACACAGATGCCCCGTTCGATGACGTACCGGAACGACGCCACCGACGGCGTAGCGGTTGATGCCACCGGCTGGCGATGGTTCGCAGTCCACACCGCCAGCCCCGCTGGTGGTGTTGCGAACGAGGTCGTCGGCGGCACCTATGCTCGCCAGCAGATCACGTTCCCGGTCGGTGCGAGCGGCCAGTCGCAGGTGACGGCTACGTTCAACATCCCTGCAGGCACGACCGTCACGCACTGGTCTCGTCAGGCGGCAGCCACGGGTGGGACGAACAACTACGAGGACGGCACGTTGCTCCTCAATGGGCAGCCTTCCAGCGCTGTGTTCAACAGCGCGGGCACGTTGACCTTGACGCTCACTGTCAGCACCCCTGCCTGATCGGCGTCCAGTCCTCCCCACCATCCGCCCGCCCTGCGGGCGGGTGACCCTGCGCGCCGGAAAGGATCCATCACGTGGCTGTTAGGTTCGGCGGCACCGCCGGCTACTCCGCCACGACCGGTATCCCCGCAGGCCCGGCCTCGACGTTCCTGTTCTGGCTGTACCCGGAGACGACCGCCCCGGCATTCCAGTCGCTCATCTACCTGCGCAACGCGGCCGGCGCCAACAGGTGGTTCGAGACCGCCGGTGCCACCATCGACACGTTCTCCGACGTCTCCGGCGCGACCACAACGGCCGGCGCGATCGCGGCGAACACCTGGTACCGGGTCGCGATCACCGACAACGGCACCACCACGACCATCTACCTGGCCACCCAGGCGGGCGTGTTCGGCACCTACACCGGCAACTCTCCGCCGCCCGCCACGCCCACCCTCATGCGCCTGGCAGAAGCCGGCGCTACCGGTGGCGTGGAACGGCTCACCGGCCGGATGGCCGCGCTCAAGTCCTGGAGCGCCACACTCACGGCGACCGAGGTGGCGGCGGAGTTCGCACAGTTCGCTCCTGTGCGCACCACCGGTCTTGTCCGGTACCACCGTTTCACCAACGCGGCCACCGGTGCGACCGCCCAGGGCGGCGGGGCTTCCACGCTCACGGTGGTCGGCACCATCACCGACGCCGCCGACCCTGTCGGCATCCCTGAGAGCGCAGCTGTAGCTCGCACCGCCACCTCGGTAACCGACACCGTCACCACCGTCGGCTACACGATGCTGCAGGGCGAGCTCCGCACGGCGTCGAGCGAGACCGGCACGAGCACCGTCGGCGAGGTCACCGCTGTCGGACACACCGCTGCAGCTCCGTCGGTCACGGGCACGACCACCACCGGTGCGGTCACCTCGGTGGCCCACACCGCAGAAGCCATGTCCCCGACCGACACGACGACCAGTTCATCGGTCACGGTCGCGCACTTTGCCGAGGCCACGTCCTCGACCGACACCGTCACGTCGGTGACGTTCGTCCGGGACACCATCTCGCTGCCGTCCACCGGCCCGCTGTTCTTCGACTTCTGGGTCGTCGACCGGGCCACCAACACGCTCGTCGCCCCGCTGCCCGACTACCGCGATGCGAGCATCGCCCCGGTGCTCGGCGAGCCCGGCGCGGTCAGAATCACCTACCCGGTCGACGGGCTGAACTACGCGCTGCTGCGCGATGGCGTGACCCACGAGCGGGATCTCGAGCTTGAGGTGTGGGTCGGAGGCCGCAAGGACGCCGGCCAGCGGGTCATCCTCATGGAGTCCAACGGTGACCGCGTCGCCGAGCAGGGCATCCACACCTTCGGCGGGCACTTCCTCCCGATCCTGCTCGACGAGATGGTCGTCCTGCCCGACCCGACCGACGAGAAGCAGGAGACCCGCTTCGTCGCCGCCACCGCCGGTGCGATCGTGAAGACGCTCGTCCAGCGCGCACAGACGGCCGGATACCTGACCGGGATCTCGACCAGCTCGTTCTCCACGACCGTCGACTCGAACGGTGTGGCGTGGGGGCAGCAGGCCAACATCAAGTTCTCTCCCGGGCGCAAGTACCTGGAGGTCATGGCCGACCTGGCCGAGTACGGGCTGTGCGAGTTCGAGATCACCCCCGACCGCCAGCTGCGGCTCTACAAGTACGGCACGCGCGGCGTCGACCGCACCATCGGCGCCTCTCCGATGATCCTCCGGCGTGGTGAGCACCTCACGCAGTCCCCGCGCTCCACGTCCGTGCGCGAGGCCGGCACCGACCTGCTCGCCGCCGGCAAGGAGGGCCTGTACCGCACGGAGTCGAACGCGACGGCAGCGGCACTGCGCGGGCGCCGGATCCTGCGCTACGCCTCCGCCAACGGACTCGACGACCCCGAGGCGTTGATCGGCTGGGCGCAGGCCCAGCTCGTGGGCGCCAGCGCGGGACAGGACGAGCGGGCGCACGAGCTCTCGTTCGGCCCCGGCAACCCGCTGCCGATCGCGGACTACGACCTTGGCGACTGGATCGGCACGTCCACCGGCGACCCGACCATCGGCTTCGAGCGTGAGCGGGTCATGCAGTGGTCGTTCGAGGAGAACGAACACGGCGAGGTCAGCGGCAACGTCGTCACCGGCACCCCGTTCATGGACGCCGTCGACCGGCTCCGCCGACGCGTCGCTGCCATCGAAGGCGGTTCGACCGTCGTCGGCACCAGCGAGCCGGGCGCGCAGGAGGAAGACCTCACCCCGCCGGCCGCGCCCACCGGCGTGCTCGCCTCCTCCATCGCCTATCAGGACCCCGAGCACACGCAGACCCTCGCTGTGGTCACGGTCGGGTGGCAGCCAGTCACGACCAACGCCGAGGGGTCGCACGACCCGAAGGTCCAGGCCGCGCAGCTGATCCTGGACCGGATGGAGAGCGTCGACCCCATCCTCGAGGATTGGACGTGGGTCGACTGTCCGCAGGTCGTGCGCGACTACAACGACCCGCTCCTCGCCCTGTTCGAGGCCGAGGACCCGGAGCCGCAGCCCGAGTCGTGGCTGCAGGACTACATCGACGAGAACACCGGTACGCCCACCGTCACCGACGACGTCGCGGGCTACCGGGTGCGCTACGCCTACCTCGGCCTCGCGCAGGTCGGTGGCATCCCGAGCTCCGACCCGTTCCCTGAGGATGAGCGTGTCTACTACGAGGCCACCGCGCCCGGCGGCACCACGCAGACGTCGCACTCGTTCGGTGGCGTCGAGGGCGGCTCGAACCTGCGCATCGAGGTGTGCGCGTTCGACAGGAGCGGCAACCAGGGCGCGTGGACCGCGATCGGGCACGACGTCGTCAACGACGCGCTCCCGCCCCCCACGCCGTCCACGCCCACCGTCTCGACCTGGTTCCGGACCATGGACATCACCTGGGACGGGCTCGGGTCTGCAGGCGAGGCCATGCCCCCGGACTTCGACCACGTCGAGGTGCACGTCTCGCTGGCGAACAACTTCACCCCGATCGCCGAAGGCGAGCCTGGGTCGACGTTCGTCACCCGGCTCTACGGGCCCGGTACCTGGAACGTGACCGGCCTGCCGCACGGCGTCGGGCACTTCGCTCGCTTCGTGTCGGTCGACCGGGTCGGCAACCGTCAGCCGACCCCCTCGCCGACGAGCGCGGCGGCCACCGCCGAGCAGCTGTTCCCCGACGATCTGCGTGACTCGATCATCAACGACCCGAACATGATCGCCGCGCAGACGATCGGCACCTTGCACGTGGTCGACGGCGCGATCATCCGCGCCAAGATCGGCAGTGCCGCGATCGGCTCCGCGCAGATCGAGGAGCTCGAGGTCGGGAAGCTCACCTCGGGCACCATGAACGCCACCGTGGTCGTTGCGGGGTCCTTCCGCACCAGCCTGAACAGCGCTGCCAACCGGCTGGAGATCGACGCTAACGGCATCCGGCTCTACCAGGGCAGCACGCAGATCGGCCGCTGGCAGGTCTCGGACGCATCCATGCTGGTCACTGGTACCTACCAGTCCGCCCTGTCCGGCGCGCGGATCAACATCTTCCCCGACGGGACGCTGCGGTTTTACCCGACCTCGGGCACGAACTACAGCCAGATGTCCAACGTCGGCACCGACGTCGTCTGGCGGGGACCGCTCGACGGCAGCAACCGCTCCGGCCGGATCAACGCGAACGCGCTCGGTGTCGGGATCAACTTCTCCGCCGAGGCGAACCTGCTGGAGAGCATCCGCGCTGAGTTCGTCGTGCTCGACCGGCGCACCCGCATGCAGGCGCCGTTCATGGCCTTCGTCGTCGATGAAGGCTGGACCAACCCTGCCGGCGGGGTATTGCGAGCGCAGTTCTCGACTGCCCAGTCGAACGGGGCCACACGCCCCAACTCCTACGTCAGCTACTACTGCAGCGACGAGGGCAACCGGGCTGGGGGGTTCTTCGGTCAGGGCGCTGGGATTAAGTTCGAGGGCGGGCAGGTGCTGGTTACCGGTGATGAGCTGTCGAACTTTGGAACGATCAAGGCGGCCGTGTTCGCGGAGGGCTCCTCGACGTCGGTCAAGACTGACATCGAGGATGCTCGCGCAGCGCTCGATCCAGCGGAGACGATCCGTGCTGCTCGGGCTGTCACGTACCGCTACACCAACGCCACCACTGACGATCCCAAGATCGGTGTGCTAGCCGAGGAGCTGCCCGACGTGCTTGTCCGTAACATCGACAACAGCCCCTCGATCGATCTTGGCTCACAGATCGGTGTGCTGTGGGGCTTCGCGAATCAGGTACTCGACCAGCAGATCGTGTCGACGAGCGGGAACGTCGTTCTACTCCGGAGCACTCTCGGACCAGGCGGCATCTTGCCCTCAGCCGCGACTGCCGAAGCAAACGTGGTGTGGGACTCCGTACCTCCGGCAGCGCCTACCGGTGGGTTCGTGCAGCTGCACAGCTCGTTCGTCTGGGCCGGCAAGGTCACTGCTTGGATCAAGACCGGCACTGTCTCAGCAACCGGCTGCACGGTGGTGTTCAAGAACATCTCGAATGGCCAGGTCGTCGTGAACGAGAACAATGACAACTTGCGCGTGAGCGCAACTGTTATCGGCCTCGGCCTCTTCACTCCACCCTACGAGCCTCCAGAGGAATGACCGCATGCCCGTCACTTACACCAACTCGCTACGCCCGGACTCCTTCCCGGGGTTTCGCAAGTCGTTCCTCTACATCAACGACTCGAACGAGGACGCAGCTTTCGTCGGGTTTGTGCGTGAGACGCTCGACCAGCTGGCGGGTGGGACTGATCTGCGTGTTCGGAACCTCGTTATCGATCGGTCAGGTGCTCCGTCGTTCCAGTGGGAGACCTGGGAGCGCCAGTGGGTCGACGACGAGCAGGTCTGGGTCCAGACCGGCTCAAGTTCGTTGGGGATCGGGGCCGGCGGGACGTACTGGAGGTACACGGCCTCGGCCGCGCTCCGCGTCGCTCCGTTCAACATGACCTACTACTGGGAGTGTGACGATCTCGGACGCGCATACGACGTGAACGATTTGGTCGTCCCGTGACCGCGCCCGAGCAGTCCGGCGCCGAGCTCGACATCGACGAGGTGGCCGCAGAGATGAACCGGGACCCCTTGAGCAAAGCGCTGTTTGAGAACGCTCAGCTCCGGGTCCTGCTGCGTAGGACCGTCGCCCGTGTGCAGGAGCTCGAACAGCAGAAGGCCCCGACCGCGCAGGGGGGCACCCCGTGAGCTCGCCCGTGGTCGGGGACGGCGAGATGCCCTACCCGCACAATCCGATCACCCACCTGCCCAGGATCAACCCGCACATCCAGGTGCACATCTTCCAGTTCCGCGCTGGGCTGGCCGACCAGCTCGTGCAGTGGACCGGGGGAGAGCTCAGCTACACCGACGACGGGCATCCACTCATCACCATCCCCGGTGAGCCGCCCGTGGTCGCCGGTCTCGGGGACTACGTCGCCAGTGACGGGAGCCGGTTCTGGGTCGAGCCCCACAACCAGTTCAACGAGCGCTACTGGCCGGTCGGGCGCGACCCGGGCTGGGACCACGTCTGCCGCTACTACTGGGAGCAGTGATCGCCCGTGCCGCTCTGCGCTGACCTGAACATCTACATCGGGGACACCTACTGGTCCCCGCGCTGGGCGGTCGTCCTGCGCGGGGAGCCCGTCGACCTCACGACCGGCTGGTCGGTCAACTCCCAGGTGCGCAGGCAGCCCTCGGCGGCCGAGATCATCTACGAGTTCGATCCGGACGACACGGTCATCACCACGGTCGTCGTCTCGGTCGACGGCGCGCAGATGGAGACCTCCGCCATCCAGCTCTACATCCCGGCCACCGTCTCGGCCGAGTTCGAACCCTGGACCGGTGCGTGGGACCTGGAGATCGTCCACCCCACGCTCGCCGTCGGCGGCACGCCCTACCGTAAGACCCTCGTTCTGGGGACAGCTCGCACCCGGAGGGACGTGACCCGGTGAGCGACGAAGTGCAGGTCATCGAGATCGCCCCTGGGAGCGAGCCCACGGTCGTCTACGTCCCGGGCCACAGCAGCAGCGGAGCCGACCCCGCGCTCGCGGCCCTGGTCCATGAGCTCGACGGGCGCGTGACCGTGCTCGAGGCCGGAGCGGGCGACCCCGACGCCGTGCAAACCCTGGTCGATGCCTCGCTCACCGTGCACGTACAGGCCCTCACTCCGCACCCGGCCTACGACACCGACATCCCGTCCCTGTCCATCCTCTTCGAGAACGGCCTGGTATGAGCCTCGCGTCGAACATTTCCACCCTCGCGACCCGCGTAGGGACTGAGTTCAAGACCCTCCGCACCTCTCTGACCGGCAACTCGACCGGCTCGCTCGCCGCACTGGAGACGACCGCCAAGGGCAATCTGGTCGTCGCGATCAACGAGGTGAACGCGCTCGCCGAGGGTGCGGCCGGTGGCGGCGCCACGATCAACGACGTCACCCCGTCCACGGAGACGGTCTACTCGTCGTCCCGGACCGAGGCGCGCATCGACGAGCGGGTCACCACCCTTACCGGCACCGCGCCCGCCAACCTCGACACCCTCGGCGAGCTGGCCGACGCACTGGCTGACGACGCGAACTTCGCTGCAACGGTCACCACTACGCTCGCCACCAAAGCGCCGCTCGCTTCCCCCGCCCTGACCGGCACGCCCACTGCGCCCACCGCTGCGGCGAACACGAGCACGACCCAGTTGGCCACCACGGCCTTCGTGCAGCAGGAGACGCCGAACGCGTCGGCCACGGTCGTCGGCATGGTCGAGCTCGCCACCGACGCAGAGGTCGCTACCGGCACCGACACCACCCGCGCGGTCACTCCGGCCGGCCTGCGGTCCGTGACCGGTGACCCTGAGACCAACTACGTCACCGTGTTCGAGGCAGGTCTCGTATGACCGTGGCCGCCTCGGTTGCGGCACTCGCGACTCGCCTTGCGACCGAGTTCAACTCCGTGCGCACCGCGCTCGCGGCCAAGGCCGACGACGCGGCCGTCGTGCACGACACCGGCACTGAGACGATCGACGGCGCCAAGACGTTCTCGACCGCCCCCGTCATCCCGGTCGGCACCCTGACCACGCACCCGGTCCGGCGCGACGACGACCGTCTGACCGACGCCCGCACGCCGACCGCGCACGTCCACTCCGGCGCCGACGTCACCACCGGCACGGTCGCCTACGCGCGACTCCCGGTCGGCACAGCGGCAAGCACCGTTGCCGCCGGGGACGACAGCCGCATCACGGGTGCTACGCCCTCCACTCGCTCGGTCATCGCCGGCACAGGTCTGACTGGCGGCGGCACCCTGGCCGCCGATCGGACGCTCACCGTCTCCTACGGCACCACTGCCGGCACAGCAGCCCAGGGCAACGACACGCGCATCACCAGCGCCACGCCCACCTCTCGCGCCATCACCGCTGGCACCGGACTCACCGGCGGCGGCGACCTGTCCGCGAACCGCACGCTGGCGGTCGCCTATGGCTCGGCGGCGAGCACCGCCGTACAGGGTAACGACACCCGCGTGACGGCCGACCAGGCCGTCGCTACCGCCTCGATCCGCACGATCGGCACCGGTGCACTACAGGCCGCTGCAGGGACCGCCCCGGCCGCCGCTGTGGCCGCCCACGAGGCCGCTGGGGACCCGCACCCGCAGTACTTGACCGTGGCCGAGGCCGACGCGCTGTACCGCGCGCTGAACCCGGCACCCCGCACCGCACCGATCACGGGGAACGTGAACGTCGACGTCGGCTCGCCCGGCGATGTGCAGCTCACGCTCAACACAGCGACCGCCTTCACCCTCACGCCCACGCTCGGCGTCAACGGCCGAACCTGCGTCGTCGAGGTGTTCGCCTCTGTCGGCGCCACCCGGACGGCCACCTGGGCGAGCACGGTCAAGCTCACCGACGGTGTGACCGCGCTCGGTCTCGCGATCCCCGCCAGCCGTGTGGGCGTGTTCCTGATCCGGTACTCGACCCTCGGCGGACTCAACCAGTACGAGCTCGCCTCGGCCTACCTGCGGGCAGCCTGACGTGCCCATCGCCTTCCGGAGTGCAGCCTTCGCGGTCGGCGACACGGACGCCCTCATGGGAGACGGCACCTCGGCGACGCTCGCCACCAAGCCGGCGGACTGGGCCACCGACGACGTCGTGCTCGCGATCGTCACCACGAGCCAGGACAGCGACGCCACTACCGCGTTCTCCGGCACCGGCTGGACCACCGACGCCGGCTCGTTCTTCAACGACAACGCAGGCGCGGCCTACATCAACAGCGGGTTCCTCTGGCGCCAGGCCGGCGCGTCCGGGCCCTACACCATCTCCAAGGTGGGCGACACCGCGAACGACCAGCTGATCGTCCACTTTCTGGCGTTCTCCGGCGTCGACACGACCACGCCCATAGCCGCGACCCCGGCGGCGACCGACGCAGCGGTGAACGCCACCTCGCTCGTCGCACCGGCCGTCACCCCTGCCGCAGGGCTTCCCTCGCAGGCGATGTTGATCTGCGCCTGGGTCAGTGCGTGGTTCATCGCCGGTGGCGTGGGCGCGGACCGCTGGGGCGCGGTGCCGGCCGGCATGACCGAGGGGCAGGACTACGGCGGCGCCTGGTCGCAGATGGTCTCCGCCTACCAGCTCGTCGACTCCGGCTCATCGACCGGCACCCGGACGATGACTGCGCCGCAGGCGGGCGCGAACGGTGTCCGTCCTCGCGGCCTGTCCATCGCGCTGCGCCCGGCCGCAACGGCCACGGGCCCGTCCGCTGGGCGCCGTCTCCTGCTTACCGGCTGATCGTTAACTGTCCGTAGGCCACGGACGCCAGAGGGAGGGAGACAGTTGCACCCGCCCTGCCCGCCGAACGATGGAGACCCGCACGCGTGGCCAGACCGATCTGGCGGGGGATACGACGATGACCGTGGAGATGATCAGCGCGATCTCCACGGGGGCGATCGGGCTCATGACCGCACTCGCCGCACTACTGGCGAACCGGTCCCGCCGCCGTAGCGAGGACACCCGCGCGACACGTCGGCTCTACCGAGACCTGCAGCGCAAGTACCACGCCGCCATGGGGCATGTCTTCCTCCTCGAGCAGAAGCTCGTTCAGGCGCGTAAGCCGGTACCGCCCCGGCCCGAGATCCTGGAATCCGACGATGACGACGACGGACCACCTCCCACTCCAGTCCGCGCCAATGCCTCCGCCTGACCCCCTGGGCGGGGTGCACCGCAAGGAAGACCGCCCGGCCGTCCGGCTGTGGCTGGTCATCCTGCTCATGGTCGTGGGCATAGGTGCCACCGTCGGTGGGCTCTACACCACGTTCAACGTCGGCCAGGTCGAGGATCAGGCAGTCGCCGCGATCGAGGAACGCGACGCCACCGCCGTGCAGGCCGAGAATCTGGCCCGCCAGGTGATCGCCGTGTGCGAGCGCGGCGAGGTCGTGCCGAGCCCGACCGGGGACGATCTGTGCCAGCGCGCGGCAGAGGTCCGGGCCGAGCCGATCCCCGGCATCCCGGGCGCGACCGGTGCCACGGGCCCGGAGGGCGAACGAGGACCCGGACCGACCGCGCAGCAGATCGAGGGCGCAGTGGCCGCCTACCTCGCCGAGAACCCGCCCCCGGCCGGACGGCCGCCGAACGCGGCCGAGGTGACCGCAGCGGTCGCTCAGTACCTCACCGCCAACCCTCCCGCCCCCGGACGCCCACCGACCGCGAACGAGATCGAGAACGCGGTCGAGACCTGGTTCGCGAACAACCCGCCCCCGCCCGGCCCCGAAGGTGAGCGCGGACAGGAGGGCGAGCGCGGACAGACCGGCGAGCGCGGGCCCGGCCCGACCACTGAGCAGGTCCAACAGGCCGTAGCCGACTACCTGCAGGAGAACCCGCCCCCGCCCGGCCCGGCATGCCCGGAGGGTTCCACCCTCCAGGGCGTGGTCTACGCCGACAACACGACCGGATACGGATGCGTGCTCGACGCCCAGACCCCGCCCGAGCCGCCCGAACCAACAACCGAGGGCGGGTAGCACGTGGCGAGGATCGACGAAGAGCTGGAGATGCCCCGGTTCGAGGCCGGCCTGCGGATCGCGACGGTGGCTCTGCTCGGCAGCGTCCTGGTCGGGCTGGCCGCTCTGATGTTCTACCTGATCACGTTCGCGCAGGACCAGCGCGAGACCAACGAGTGCTACCAGGCCCAGATCGTCGCGCTGACCAACTGGGCGGCCGTCGTCTCACAGGCGGGCCGGTCCGACCGGCAGGCCCAGCGCGAACTTCTGCTCGCGCAGGGCGAGTTCGCGGGCGGCCAGAGCGGCGCGCTGGAGCGCTACCTGCGCCAGCTCGACGAGGCGGACCAGACCCGGTCCGCTGCCCCCGTCCCGCCACTCACGTGCGGTCGTACCGCACCGATGAACGGGAGCTGAGCATGCGCACGCCCTACGGCGAGTGGCGCGAGGACGGCAACTCCTCGTCCGGGTACTCCTGGTTCAGCACCCGCCACGACGACGAGCACGCCGAACTGCTCGCCTACCTGATCAACCCGGACGCTCTCCCCGCGTTCGACGAGGTCGACTCGACCACGATCGTCGACGACGGGACCCCCGACTGATGCCCCTCGTCCGCTCGCAAAACGGCTGGTCCGCCAACGACCGGTCCATGGTCGCCTCCTACCAGATCCCCGGCGGCAAGGTCGCGCTCCGCAAGGGCGACGTCTCGGTCATCCTCATCTGGTGCGCCCAGCGCTGGCACGAGACCGTCGAGCCGCTCGTCTGGCCCGGCAACTGGGGCTACGCGGAGCGCCCGGTGCGCGGCTCGGCCACCACCTTGTCCAACCACGCGTCCGGCACGGCCATCGACCTGAACGCGCCCAAGCACCCGCTCGGCGTGCGCGGCACCTTCAGCGCCGGTCAGGTCCGGGCCGTGCGCGCCATCCTCGGGTTCTGCGAGGGCGTCGTGCGCTGGGGCGAGGACTACCGCTCCCGCGCCGACGGCATGCACCTGGAGATCAACGCAGGCGCAGCCGACGTCCGCCGCGTTGCCGACAAGATCCGCGCGCTGCCCAGCAGTGGCGGCTTCGTCGCAGCCGGCAAGACGCTCGCTCCCCCGCCACCCCCACCCGCACCGCCCTGGACCGAGGAGCACCGCGTGCACATCCCCCTCCCCGTCGACGCCTACGGCCGGTTCCGCGCCACCGCGATGGTCGAGACCGCATCGGTGGTCGCCTCGGACGCCTACGCCACCTGCGCCAGCACGTGGGGCAAGACCAAGTTCCTGATCACGGTCCTGCGCCACGACGGCGCCGTGCTCGCCCAGTGGCGCCCGGTGCTGGACAACAACCGGCAGTGGGGTGACCGGCTCCCGGTCGGCGCGCGCATCATCACCTTCGAGGGCCTGGTCGAGTTCGCTCCCGTCGAGGAAGAGCGCGACGAGGACGGGAACCTGCACCAGTCCGACCCCGGCACCCAGCCCGCCGCCGCGATCTGGACCCTGCCGCCCAAGTAGAACAGCCCCGGCTCCGACCGGGTAAAGAGAGGAACCACCATGACCAGCCCCGTTCCCCACACCAACGGTCTCTCCCCGAAGGCCGCTGCGGCCGGCGCGGTCGGCCTGCTCGTCGGCATCGCGATCGCCGTGCTCAACGCCGTCCAGGACGCGAACTTGCTCGGCGACCTGGCCATGCCCCTGCAAGTCATCCTCCTGGCCGCGATCCCGCCCGTGCTCACGTTCCTGGGCGCCTACCAGGCCTCGCCCGGCAACGTCGTCAGCGGCAGCACTGCGCGGCACGAGGCGCCCCCGGTGAACGAGGGAGGGTTCTGACCATGTGGTCCGTGGTTGCGTACATCGGCGCGATCCTGTGCTTTCTGCTCGTGGTGTTCAACGCCCCGATCGCGCTCAACCTGACCGCGCTCGGTCTCGCGTTCATCGCCGTCGGCCTGCTCGTCGGCCACCTCCCGGTCCGCCGGACCTGACCGCACTACGCTGACCTCGTGGCCCTCGTCGACCAGCTGCGCGCGTGGGTCGATCTCCCCCGCAACGCAGCGCTCTTGCCCCAGATCCTCGAACTCCTCGAAGGGATGAACCTCAACATGGCCGCTGACCGCGACATGATGGCCCAGCTCGCTGCTGACCTCGACACGCTCGCCACCCCGATTGGTGACGTGCTCACCAAGTACGAGGCAGCGAACGCGCGCATCGCCGAGCTCGAAGGACAGGCCGCCGCCGACGAGGTCGCCGACCTCGACGCACTGCAGCCGGTCCGTGCGGCCTACCAGCGCATCGCTGACCGGTTCCAGGCCGAGCCCGAGGTGCCCGACGTGGCGCCGCTGCCCGAGCCGCCCGCTGACGGCGAGTCGCAGCCCGTCTGATCGATCACCGCTCGTGACGCACATGCGTCACGGCTGGTAGTGTTCGGCCTCGGTCGAGCGTCCTCTCGTCCGTGAACACGAAACGCCCCCGCTCATCGAGCGGGGGCGTTTTCGTCGTTCCCGGGGAAGCTCAGCGCTCGTTGAACGCCCAGCGCAGCGCAGCTCCGGTGCTGTCGACGAGGTCGTCGTGCTGACGAGGGTCCGGGAACCGGACGAGCTGGTCCTCCAGGTCGGCGAACCGGCGCGCGTGTACGACCTGACCTCGTTCGTAGTGCGCCAGCGCGCGCTGCGCCCGGCTGCTCTTCGAACCAGACACCCACTCCCACGTAACGCGGTTGCCCGCCCGGCCGAACTGTTCAGGCAGGGGCATCCCCCGTGGCTCCAGAACCTTCGCCCAGTGCTCGGACCCGCCTGCGTTCTCCTCGACGATCAGGGTGCGCAGGCCCGGGTTCCGCTCGGCCAGGTCATGGATCCGGCTTCTGATCTGCTCACCGGTCAACCGCGCGTGCACGGCGTGCACCACGATCGCGCGACGACGATCCGCTGAGCGTCCAACGACGGTCATGGCGGTGAGGTCGTTCTTCGAGCCGGTCTTGAGCGCGGGGTCGATCGCCAGCACGTACTCCGCCGCGTGGAAGCGCTCGACCGGCTCGTAGCGGAACAGGTCCGGCGTCCAGTAGGTGCCGCCCCGGCCGCTGTCCGCGCGCGGGTCCATCTCCACGTTCAGCGCGTAGCTGCGCGAGCCGCGCAGGTACTCGCCGAAGTGGGTGTCCGTCAACGCCCACCGCTGCGGCCACAGTGACCGCTCCGCGCCGGTTTCGCGATCGACCAGGACACCGGGCCAGACGTGCGGAGTGAACCCGTTCTCGACCACCCATTCGGTCGGCTCGCCCTTGGCCGTGCGCACCACGTCGTGCAGCACGCTCTGGTACGCGGTCACCGTGCCGGTCAGCTGCACGATCGTGTCTGCCCCGCCCATCGGGAGCACGCCGGCCAGCACCTTGCGCAGGATCGACTCCTTGAGCGCGGGCGAGTGGTCCTCTTCCACTGGTTCGGCGTCGTCGATCACGATCAGGCCCGCTCGCTCGGCGGCGGATCGTGCGCCGAGCGCGGCCTCGCCCAGGCCACGGGACATGATCGTGGCGCCGCGCGTCATCACGGTCGCCGACGTGTTCGACGTCCCGCGCCCGCGCACCGGCCGGAGCACGTCGTAGTCCTGCAGCAGGAGCTCGTTCTCGTCGAGTTGGCGCCGCAAGTGGGACAGGTGTAGCTTCGCCTGCTGGTGGTTGTACGAGAACGTGAAGGCGTACGTGCGGTGGCCATGAGCCAAGGCCCACAAGGGCAGGATCATGTGCAGCCACACGCTCTTGCCCGCCCCGCGTGGAGCCACCCATGCGTTGCGCTGTCCGCCCGGCTTGCGCCACGCCTTCGCTGACGCGGCCAGGTCCAGGTGTAGCTCGCTGAACGACATGTCCGTGTGATCGGGCAGGAGCAGGTACTCCTTCGGCATGTACACGATCGCGAACCGGAGCGGGGAGTCGCGCGTGACCCGGCGCCGGTACTCGCTCGAGGCCTGCACGGCGGCCGTGCGCAGGGGCGCGATCTCGCGCAGGAACCAGTCCCGCCAGGGCGAGCCCACCGGCGGGGGTGTGATGGTCGTGCGTTCCTGCGCGAGAGCGGTCATCGGCTCAGCAACCATCCCACGATCAATAGCACCGGGACCACGAGAAAGACGGTCCAGATCCCGAGCCAGAGCAAGAACTCGAACGCCCACGCGAGGTCGTACTCGTATGTGTTCACCACGTCCACCGGCCCTCTTCCCAGTGCCGCTCCGGCGCGTACGTGGCTGCTAACGCGCGCACGACCGATAGCCAGACCTCGTACGCTGCGCCCTCGTCCACGGCCGAGGTGTCGCCCAGGGCAACGATCTCGCGCTTCATCTGGATGTCAATGATCAGCTCACGGAATGTGCGTGTGGGGTCGCTGCTCGCGCGGATGAGGTCGATCTCCCCTCGGACCAGTGTCGGGAGCTGGTCTTCCATCTGGCCCTCGATCACGCTCTTGAGCGCCTTTTCGCGCTCGTCCAGGCGTTCGAGCAGGAGCCGTGCGACGGGCTCCTGTGATCCGAATGCACTCACCGGTCCCACCTTCCGTGCCGGCCCGTGCGCGTGCCGTCGTTCAGCCCGATCATCGCGAGCCGGGGCGAGAATACGAACAGGATCCCGCACCACAGCGGGCCCGCGATCATCCAGCCCCACAGCGCGAACGAGGCCACGAACAGGACCGCGACCACGAGCGCGGTCACGAGCATGCCCATGCGGCGGCGGACGACGGGGTTGGCGGCCAGTGCGGAGAGCGCGAGCAGGTACGGGGTCACGGTTGGATCCTTAGTGGTCGAACATGGTCGGGCTCGATGCCGATGATGACGACCGACTGGCGGCCCTTGCGACGTAGACGCACGGCGAGCGAGTCCGCGCGTGGTCCCTCGGTGCAGCGGTGGATGAACTCGGCGCGCACCCAGGTGGCGCCGAACAGGCCGCGGTACTCGACAGCGTCACCGGGCTGGTAGACGGTGGCCACGCGCATGCCCTCACCCACAGTAGGGCCCGTTGAACTGGTCCAGGAGCCACGCGTAGGACTGCGCGGCCGGTGCCCGCACGCGTCCCATCGTGCACAGGTCGACCACTGCACGGCCGATCTGGGCGTCGGTGAGCATCACCGGGAGCCCGTGCTGGCGCAGCTGCAGGCGCACCTTCGCGCCGAGATAGGCGTCGCACCCGCTCGCCCCGTACGGCAGCCGCGCGCAGTCCTGCGCCTGCGCCACGCCCACCGGCGCGGCCACGCTCAACGCGGCAGCGAGCAGGGCCACGGTCAAGGTCCTCTTCATCGTTCGTCCTCTCATCGGATCACCACCAGCTTGTTCGATGGCACAGGCTCATCTCGATAGGGGCCGTATTCCCATGCCACTCGCACGTGTTCTTCGTCGACCAGCTCGATTACTTCACCAGCGCTCTGGCTGATACCACTGGTCTGCCGCACTCGCGAGTGCGTGAACACGGGCTGGCCGTCGGCGTCGCGCACCAGCGAACCGGGCTCGCTCGTGCACTGGCCCCACTCCAGGACTCGGTACCCGCCCGGGACCGGCGGCCTCACCGGGCCACTACCCGGGTCGTGTCCCGCACCGCGCGCTTGTTCGCGTACCAGATCGCGGCCACGGCGAAGCCGGGCTCGAACACCGCGTGCGCCTCGCCGTACGGGTCGCGCACGACCCAGCACAGGCGCTCGCCCAGGTGCCCCCAGGACTCGCGCTGCACGTGCCAGCGGATCGAGTTCATGGCGTGTCCCTGGTGTCCAGGGGCTTGAGGGAGCCCGGAGGCAAGCCGTAGAACGCTGCCACTACGTCGGGGTCCATCCGGAGTGGCCCGGAGAACCGTTCGCCCGAGGTGCCGGAGCGGAACTCGCCCTGGACCTCTACTCGCCCTACATCTTCGAGCTGGTCCAGCACGCCGCGCACGAGCCCGGCCAGGTACGTGAGGTGCACCGCCGCCGGCACGGTCGCGTCCATCGCGTGCGGCCCGGTCAGCTCGGCCGCCAGGTCCACGGCCTGGTCCGCCGCCTCGGCCAGGTGCTCGCGCAGGGGCGCGTTCACTTCTCGGCCTCGATCCGGTCGAGGACAGCAGCGAGTGCGTCCATGCTCTGATGGAACTCCGGCCTGCTGCTCCGGACCCAGTGAGTCGAGCTGTACTCGCGGTACATGGCATGCACTGCGTCGAGCAGGTCGCCAGCGTCGAGCAGGTCCCCGAACGTGGACGGGCGAATCTTCTCGCCCCCGTCCATGAGCTCGATCCCGCGCCAGCTCCCGGACGGGTACTCGGCCAAGTGCTTGCCAGCGGCGTCGTACACGTCGACCCCGCCCGCGCCGTCGGTCGACCACGAGGCGGCGGTCGGGTACTCGCGCTCGCCCGTGCCGCTCACGATGTAGGTCGGCACGAACACGCGCACGCCGGTGGGGCTGGGGGCGGACGGCTTGGGCTGTCCGAAGAACCGCATCTTCCCGTCGGGGTAGAGCCGGATCCGTTCGCCGCCCACGGCCCCGCCGTGTACGAGATCCTCGAATGGACTCGCGCCCTCCTCGTCCTGCAGCGCATCGAGCACCGCCATCAGCGCGGCCACATGCTGCCGCGCGAGCTTCGCGCTGTCGGTCGGCCCGCCCAGCCACTCTTTGCCGCCGATCGCACCGATGAACCGGCTTACGACCTCTCGGCTGTGAGCGTCCAGGTTGGGCGCGATCCGCGATGCGTGCGAGTCAGGGCCCAGCGCCTCAAGCTCGTCATCACTCAGTGGGGGCATGGTTATCGTCCTCTCTCGGGAGGGCCGCCAGTGCAGCCATCACTTCGGGGTCGGGCTCTACTTCTCGTGGGGACTCGGTGACCGTGCGGGTCGGGGCGTCGAGCCCGGCCAGCTTCGCCCACCGGTCCTCGATCTTCAGCAGCCGGTCGATGGCCTGCAGCGGGTCCGCCCGCCCGCCTTTGACCTCTTCCATCACGATCTGCACGTACTGCTCCAGGCGCCCGGCCTGTGCGGTGCGCAGGGTCTGGCGGTCGAAGATGTCCTGCCAGGGGATCTCCTCCCTGGCCTCGCGCAGGTACTTGATGATGGTCGGGTGCGAGACCGAGTGCCCGTGCTGGCGCAGGTGCTGGGAGATCTTCCGGCTCGACATCCCCTCTTCCTCGGCGAGCCGCAGCGCCTCCTGCGCCCAGTGCGAACGCGTCCACTGGGTCCGATCGGAGGCATGAGGGGACGGCGCAACCCCGGCGCTGTCGCTCTCCGTCACCGATCATGCCCCTGTCTTACCGTGTGTCGTAGATCCACTTACCAGCTCAGCGCATGAACACGAGCTGTAGTCGTGCCTGATCAGAACGCGTGCGAGTGCGTGTGCGGCTGGTTCGCGAGCAGGACCGCCCCGAACGAGCCGGCGTACCGGGTACGTCGCCGCCCCCGGTACGCCCACGCTCGCCAGCCGCGCATGAGCGGGCGCAGGCCCTCGACCATCCACACCGGAATGGGCTCGTCGTCGTTCACTGCGGCCACCGGGCGGAGAGTTCGGTCAACCGCTCGTTCAGTTCGGAGAGTGTGGCGCCCAGCTCCTGGTCAGTACTGGCCTCAAGCGATGCCCGCCAGGCCTGCACGACGGCGTCGATCTGCTCGGCACACAGTTGTGCCGCCCGGACCTTGCGCCCGCCCTCGCGCGGTCCCTCCTCGTTCATGACCCGTCCTGGCGCGGGAACGGCGCGGTGTTCTGCGGAGGCTCGTTGTCACCGACGTCGAACCCGCGCCCGCCCGAGAACTGTGCCGCTTCTTTCACCAGCGAGCGCCGCTCCTGCTCGGTGCGGTAGGCGATGATCGCCGGGATCCCGAACGCCAGCACACCGGCCAGGCACCCGACCCAGGCGCCGTACGCACCGCCGAGCGCGAACATGAGCCCGATCGTGCTGACCATGAACGCGACGTAGAGCAGCGGCCGGATGACCTTGCCCTCGTCCATGCGGTTGGCCATGGGTCAGCCCCCCTCGCGCCGAGCGAGCTCGGCCGCCACCGCACTGGCGTGATCGGGCAAGAAGACCTCGACCAGCGGACCGAATCCGATCATTCCGCAGGGGTAGCCCGGCTCCTCGTCCTCGCCGATCAGGCGCACTTCGCCCATCCGATCGAGGACGTGTACGCCTGCAGGGATGGTCTCGTCGTCGAACCAGACGCGGGGGGTTCTCGTCTCGCTCACTGGCTCGCTCCGTACGTGGAGCCGAACTCGGTCGCGGCCGGCGCGGACACCGGCTCGTCGTCGAGCCCGACCCGGGCGCGGACCTCGTTCGCCGAGCGGCGCACTGAGCGCAGGTACGCGGCCACGAGCTGGCTCATGCCCTGCTCGGCCGCCTCCTTCTCGACGCGGTCGGCCTGCTCCAGGATGAACGCGACGAGCAGGTCCGCTGCGTCGACGTTGGTCAGGAACGTGGGCAGGTCGCTGGACCGGCCCCTCTGTGGTGCCATGGTGGTCGTCCTCTCTGTGTGGGTTGGTTGTCGATCAGCGCCAATCGGTTACCTGCGGCAGGCAGTTCGTGCACCGGCCGCCGATGTGCTGCGTCGTCTTGCTGCAGTACCCGCAGTACTCCTGGCTGTGATCCCCTCGCGGCGCGCCAGACCTGCGCGGCTGCGTGCGGGGCGGAGGCGGGCTGGACTTCTTGCTGCTGAACATTCCCATGACGGTTGTCCTCTCTCGGTGGGTGTTCGGTTACTGCAGGAGCCAGGTCAGCACGGCGGGCGCGCGCGTGCCGGTGAGTACGAGCACGAGCAGGAGCGTGAACGGGATCGTGAGCACCAGGTCCTTGGCCTCGTCCAGGATCTTGGACCCGAGTCCGTCCCGGACCTCGTCCATGAACCAGGACCTGATCGTGGGACGGATCGTGAGCGGCTCGGGCTCGGCGGGCACGGCGGTGAACACCTCTGTGCTGCCGTGCGTCAGGTAGGTCGTGTCCATGAGCGTGTCCTCTCGCTTGGTCTATTGCTGGGCCTCGAGCCAGTCCCGCACCGCGCGGAACGTGGCCACCGACGGCCGCTCGCCGTTGTTCAGGTACCGCCACGCGGCCGTGTAGCCGATGCCCAGCTGCGGCACCAGCGCGTTCGTGGACAGCCCGAGCTCGTCGCGCTTGGTGCAGGCAGCCTTACGCACCTGCTCGATGCTCTCCTTGGTCATGCCCGCCTCCAGCTCTTGCTGACGGAGGCTGGCCTGCGGGGTGTGACTCGGTGGACGAGCCCCGGCCACGATCACATGCACCGAGTCGCGGCTCAGGCCGGTCTCCCGCTGCAGATCGATCGGATCTGCACGGAACGTGGAGTACAGGGCGCGCATCATCCCGCGGCGTCGACCACGAGCAGCGGTCACCCGCGAGCGCGCAGCTGTCAACGCCTCGTCGGCGGCCACCACCTCGGCCTGTGCCTCGCGCAGAGCGCGGCGGTCGTCGTCGGTCAGCATGTCGCTCACTGTACGGCACCGGTCAAGCCTGACACCTGACGGTCCCGCCAGCACGCCAGGAGCGTGCCCGCGACCGAGCACGCGCACCCGAGCGCGAACAGGAGCACGGGCTGACCGGCCGCCAGGACGAACAGCACACTCACGACCACCAGCACGGTCGGCGCGACGAGCACGCTCACGAGCAGCACGGGCGCGTCGGCCCGGACATGAACCGGCCCCGCACGGTGGTCTCCGTGCGGGGCCGGCCAGGACAGGCTCACGCCGCTATGACTTCCATGGCACGGGCGAATCGCTCCCCCTTTGGCGTGAGCCGGTAGAACGAGCGGTACCGAGCATGGTGCAACGCGGATGACCGCTTACCTTCACGCCGCTCTACGAGTCCGACCTGAACCAGGCTGCCCAGAACGCGGGGCGCGTCGGTGACGCCAACCTTCGCAATCTCGGAGGTGTGCCGCTCTCCATGTCGGAGCAGCGAGGACACGACCGTCAGCGTGGCGTCCGACGGGAGCCGTGGTCCCCCCGGTCGCCGGTAGGGCGCCCACAGTTCTCGCATCTGCGCGGGGCCGATCATCCCACCGGTCCCTGCTCGACGGCCACGACCGGCGGAGGCGGGGGCGCATCGTTCTCCCTGCTTGCGGCGAACAGGATCAGCGCCAGCAGCAGCGCCGGCAGGAAGATGCGCTTCATCGTTCGCCCTCTCCGTCAGCCAGATCCACGTCAACGACAGCGTCCTCACTGTCGACGTGCGCACCCGTGTTCATCGGGCAATCGCAGTACGGGCTGCCCACCAGGCAGCTGCACGGCCAGAGAGGGCCTTCGTTTGGGTACATGCTCATCGTTCGTCCTCTCTCGGGTAGTCCTGCGATTGCGCGGGCCGGACCGGCCCGCCCGTGTGCTCGATGACTGCGGCGGCCGAGGTGCAGGTCACGCCCTCGTGCCCGGCCAGCGCCACGTAGGCGCCGGCCTCGGCCTCGTACGTCCACACCGAGCCGTCGGCCAGCGCGAGCACGTCGGCCAGCTCGTCGGCCCGGTACTCGGACTCGGGCGTACCCGGGGGGTGGTACTCGGTCATGACGGATCGCCGAGGATGAAATGAGCAGTCTCTCGCTGCTCTGTCGTCCACCCTTCACCGTTGGCCACTTCGGTGGCCCATCGCTCCATCAAGCGCAGGCGGGCGAGCTCGTCGACCGCCTTGTTCGCCATCTCTGCCAGGGCCAGGTTCCCGTCCGCCTTGGCCACGCCGGACACCGAGGCGAGCCAGCCCGTGATCTCATCCATCACGCCTCCTCGCCGAGGATCCAACGTGCGGACTTCGCGACATCGTCGCAGTGGTGCAGCTTCGCCAGCTCGGCCCGCTGCGCAACTGCACGCAGACGGGTGAGCTCGTCTCTTCGCGCGGCAAGGCGCTCCGAAAGGCGAGCCTCTACGGCGCGGAGTCGCTGAACCTCGCGCGCGAGCACGCTGCCCTTCACGAGCTTCATCGCACGCCCTACGGCGTCCGCGCTCGGGTACTCGTCGATGTCCATCACACCGCTCCCACGAGCGCGGCCACGAGCAGGCTCGCGACGATGAACCCGACGCACAGGCCCGTGAGCAGGCCGTGCGCCAGCTCGTGACGGGTCGAGCGGTACTTGAGCGTGTCCATCACTTCTTCCCCTTGCACGTGTGCGAGTACGGGCGCCCGGAGGTGTCGTTCGGAACGGGCTCCCCGCACCTACCGCAGGTGGTCCAGCCCGGGTCGTCATCTGCCTGGTTCATCACGCTGTCCTCTCGTCGTTGTCGATCTGGCGGAACTCGGTCACGGCGTCTCGCCAGTGAGAATCCAGCTCGCGGTCAGTTGTGCCTGACGAGGGCTCGGTCCATTCGTCGTCGAAAGGGCCAGAGCTACGTGTCGATCCGGCCGAGCGGGACGTCCTTGTGCGACCATCTCGGCCCGCTGCTCGATCGCGCGCAGGCGGTTCAGTTCGGCCAGCACGGCGCGCGCGGTAGGCGGCCGGATCGTGCTGGGTCGGTCCAGCGTCACCGCCTCCGCCAGTGCGAGCTTGCCCAGGTCGAGGTCGTTGGGTCGTGTGTCCATCACGCCGTCCTCTCGTTTTCGATCGCATAGCGGGCTTGACGCAGGAGTGGACTCTCGTTCCACTCGACCTTCGCGATGGCCTCGAACTGGAATGCGGTCGGTATCCACGGCAGAACTTGGGCGTGGTGGAGCCCCATGCTGGCTAGCCCTAACGCGTCCGCCTGGTCGTCGGTGCGGAGCTCCACGTCGGGCCACCGCTTGCTGATGTGCTGGCCGACGCGGAACTTGTCGGCGTTGCCAGACCCCGTCACCCACTTCTTCAGTACGGATGGCGTGACCACGCCGACAGGTGCGGGGTGCTGCAGTAGCTCGGAGAACATGAGCCACCACAGACCGGCGAGGTCGCGGGTTGCCGACCCCTTCGACCCGAACGACGGGGCCTCGATCAGGACCAGGTCCGACTTGACGGCGTACTCGGAGACGAATGCCACCTGCAGGTGCATTCGGTGCAGCTTCGCTGCTGCGGTCGAGCCGGCGGGCTTGGTGCGCGACACCTCGACCGTGAGGTCGTTGGCGTCGGCGATCAGACAGATCGCGGTCGCAGTGAGCGACGGGTCGACCCCGAGGACCCTCACGACCGCTTCCTCTCCCACAGCACGCCCGACCACAGTCCGAGGTCGATCGTGACGCTCGTGATCCGGAGCCCGCTGCGGTTGATCCGCAGCGGGCCGACGCGCCCGGTCCTGCGCTTGGGCTTGATCCTCATCGGCTGTCCTCGTAGCCGCTGAAAGGCAGAGCGATGACCTGTCGCAGCTCTTCGACAGGAACACCACCGAACAGCGCGTAGACGTCGACCAGGTCCGCAACCAGGCCCAGTCGTGGGTCTCGCAAGTGGGCTTCGGCCACTGCACGGCGGTCGATCTCGCGCAGAGCATCGACAACGACCTGACGGTGGTCGAAGGCCAGTTCGACCTCTCGGTTCACCACGTCGGCGACCGGCAGCCAGCGGGCATCGCTGGCGTCGTCCGCAGCAGCGGGCGCCACCGTCTTCGCGAAGGTCACGGTGTAGGCGAAGGTGACGTACCGGCCCCGGGGGTCTCGGCCTGGAGTCGCGTAGGTCCCGACCGGAACGAGGTCGTCGACATTGACCCCGCGCACGCCCGTCTCCTCGGTCAGCTCTCGCACGGCCGCTGTAGCGGTGTCCTCACCTGGGTCGACGTGCCCACCGGGCAGTGCCCATGCGCCCTGGTGCGGGTCTTTGCCCCGCTGGATCAGCAACACGCACTGCTGCCCGTCCTCACGAGTAGCCAGCAGCACGACGTCGGCGGTTAGACGCACCAGCTCGTCCAGCTTGTTCATGACGGCTTCCGTCCGTTGTTCAGGGACCGCGACGCGCGCTCCATCTTGCGGATCATGTCCTCGATCCAGCGCTTGATCATTGTTCGTCCTCTCGTTCAGCAGTACGGGCCGGGACAGATCCCGCCCCGCATGGTCCGGGTCTTGCCGTCGGGACAGTTGTGCTGGCGCGGGGCCGGGTCCACGCCCCGGCTCGCGGCCTGGCGCTTGTGGCCCCGCTCGATGTTCTTGCAGCGCAGGCACGTGCTGCCGCGCTGGTAGGACCGGCCGCAGGCCCCGCACTTGGGGTCGGGCTTGAACGCGCTGAGCAGGCCCATGGTCGACGTCTTCTCTCAGGGGCAGCGCGGCCCGAGCCGGTCGGCCGGGTCGGTGTGCGAGCGGTCCGGCCCGTCGTCGGCCGCTCCGCAGTCGTGATCGGGCGCGATGTCGCGCTCGCGCCGCACGCGGGCGACGGCCTCGCGTGCGGCGACGAGCTGGTCGTCACTCATCCTCGAGCGCCTCGTCGTAGGCATCGATCGCGTCCTTGGCCTCGTCCAGAGAGGTGGCCTCATACCTGATCCAGTCCAGCAGGAAGCCCTCGTCCGGCTTGCGGCCCATCTCGGCGATGATCCCGTTCAGGTCCATGTCCTCGTCCTCTCTCTCGCTTGTGTCCAAGCTTAGCGCATGCCCGACACAACCGCAACACCTAGAGCAGGGACCGCCAGAACCGGAGCGCGACCACGTTGTCCACGTCGGTCGCCGTCCCCGTGCCGGCGCACGCCCCGCACAGCTCGTCGCGCCAGAACGCCCACCACCGGCGGCGCCCGGCGGGCCCGCCTGTGCACGTCGTACAGCGCTCGACCCGGCGCCCGCGCTCGTGTCTGCCCACGCGCAGGCCCCGTACCCGCCCGTCCCCCACACCCCACCAACGACGGGCCAGGGTGCCCAGGTTCGTACTCATGCCGCAACCTGCTTACGCCGAACGCGCCAGCGTGCCCGGTCCAGTGCGGCGTAGGTGACCCCGAGCTCGCGCGCGATCTCGACCCACGTCATGGGTCGGTCCGGGCACCGGGCCCGCAGCAGCTCCGCCTCCTCGACCAGGTCGTCCTGCGGCCAGGTGCTGCGCGGGTGGTCGACGTGCGTCCCGTGCAGCAGCGCGAGCTGGTAGCAGGTGGGGCACAGCCCCCGCGCGCGATGCTTGCGTTCGGGGTGGCACAGCGGCGTCCTCATCGCGTCACCTTCCAGCGCTTGTCGAGCATGTTGGTCGCCATCCGGACGTTGATCCGGTCCGAGAGCCCGGCCTTGTCCAGGCCCCTGATCTCGTCCCAGCTCAGGCCCAGGCTCAGTGCCTTCTCCTGCTGTTTGGCCGAGGCCGGGCCGGTGCGCCAGCCCCGGGCCCGGTCGGCGTATGACTTGCCCTCGGGCTGCAGCAGGGCCCAGGCCTCGGCCCTGCGCCGGGCCTCGTCGAGGGTGAGCCCGTCGTCCATCCGGACCCCGTCCTTGACCAGGCCCTTCATTCGGATGTGGCCCCAGCGGTAGGTGCCGTCCGGGTTGCGCCACAGCACGGCCATCCGCTCGCCGGTGGGCAGGAACGGGGTCCCGCGCCGCTCGGTGGCCAGCCACACGAACGGGGACGCGGTGAACAGCAGGTCCAGGTCCTCGTAAGTGGCCGGGCCCTCGAGCTTGCGCCGACCAAGACCAGCCCCTGGGCTCTCGCTCGCGCCGCACCGGCACGCCTCGTCCACACCGAGCTCGGCGGCGGCCTTGAGCGTGGTCGGCAGCCCGCACTGCTCGCACGGCAGCAGGTCCAGCGCGGCCGTGTCGTACTCCGCCGAGGGCACCAGGTCGACGAGCGTCACCAGACGCTGGTGGCGTGACGCGCCGACCACGTCCAGGATCAGGCAGTCGTCCAGCCCGGCGTGGCGGCGAAGACCACGGCCCACGCCCTGCATGTAGACCCCGGGCAAGCGCGTCGGGCGCGCCCACAGGATGCAGTTCACGCTCGGCTCGTCGAAGCCCTCGACCAGGACGAACACGTTCACGATCACGCGCGTGCTGCCGGCGGCGAGCCGGGCGTACATCTCGCGCCGCTCCGGCTGCGGGGTGGTGCCCACGACGACCTCGCACGCCACGCCCTGGGCCACGAACGCGGCGCCCAGGTCGAACGCAGACTGCACGTCGGGCACGAATGCCATCGTCTTGCGCTCGGCCGCGTGCTCGAGCCAAGCCTCGACGATCCGGTCCGCGTCCTGCGACACCATCTCGCCCAGCTCGCCGGACTGGTAGTCGCGCCCGGCCGCCGTGGTGGACACCTTCGCCTGCGCGAGGTCGACGTGGTCGGCGACCACGACCCGGCCCACGGGGCGCTTGAGCCACGCGTCCGCGCCGGGTTCGCACGGGCCGTCGGGCCCGTTGGTGACCGCCCACGCCAGCTCGACCCGGTGCGCGACCGACTCGAACACGTCGGCCAGCCCGAACCGGTCGTGGCGCACGAACGTGGCCGTGAGTCCGACCAGCCGGGCGCCGTCGGGCTCGTAGCACCGGGCCCACCGGATCGTCTCCAGGTAGCCCTTCGAGCCGACCCGGTGGCATTCGTCCACGATCACCAGCGTGGGCAGCTCCATGTCCTTGCGCCGGGACTCGCGCCCCAGCGTCTGGATCATCGCCGTCACGATCGGGCGCCGGTGCTCGTTGCGCCCGGCCTGCACCCGTCCGACCGGCACCTGCGGGGCGAACAGGGCGCAGCGCTTGGTGATGTCGTCGAGCACGTCCTGCTGGTGACACAGCACCAGCACGCGCCCGCCCCGGGCCACCTCGTCGGTCGCCAGCTTGCTGAGAATATGACCCTTGCCCAGGCCGGTCGGGTGCACGATCGCCGTCCTTCGGACACCGCGCTCGAACTCGTGCGCGACCGCCGCAACGGCCTCCTCCTGGTGTGAGCGCAGGGCGACCGGGGCGCTCACCGGGACCTCACGAACTGCTCCAGCAGTGCGGCGGCCAGCCTTGGAGGGACGGCGTTGCCTGCCTGCTGGTACTGCGACCCCTTGTTGCCCGTCCACGGATAGTCGGCCGAGAACGTCTGCAGCACGCCCGCCTCGGCAACCGACACCCGGGCGCGCAGCACGCCGGAGTCGGACACGCGGGGACCGTCGCCGGGCACCTCGAACGCAGGCGCGGCGAGCGCGGGCGGATCGGGTAGGCGCCGGATGTCCCACTGCGGCACCTTGCCGGTGATGGTCACCGACGGCTCGTCGAGCTGCCGTTCGGTGCGGCCACGCTCAGCCGCTGTACGACCCAGGGCCGATGACCCGGCATAGTTCGAACGCTGCACGATCTCGGCGAGCTGGGCGCGGCAGCGCGCGTTACCGAACACTTCTGCCCCGCCGGTATCCGTACCACCGGAGGTGACCGTCCAGGCAGGCCGGTCGGGCAGGCCCCAGCCCAGAGCCTGGGCCATCGTGACCGGCGGCGGCAGCGGAGAGCCGTCGTAGTTGCCGTCACGGCGGTAGCGCTGATTGGTCGGCACCGGAGCGGTCGGGACGAACCCCCTGGCCGCGAGCAGCACTGCGCGCTTGCGCGTCTGTGGCACGCCGAACTCCTCGGCGTGCACGATCCCGGTCCAGGTGAAGTAGCCGAGATCCACCAGGCGTTTGGCCATGTGCTCCCACAGTTCGATCACGCCCGGCACCTGCTCCATGGCCACCCAGTCCGGGGCCAGGCGTGCGATCCAGCGCATGGGCTGGGCCGTGAGGCGCGAACGCTCATCGGCCCATGGCACGTCCGGTGCGTCCCGGCCGATTGCGTGCAGGTCGACCAGGTCCATCACGTGTTGCCGGTCCATCTCGCCGCCCCGCTTGCCGGCCATCGAGAACGACTGACACGGCGGGGAGGCGATGAACCCGAACAGGCCGGGGGCGAACATGGCGATCGGGTAGGTCTGTACGTCGCACTCGATCCGGGCGTGCCCGGCGCGAAGAGCTGTCACGCAGGCATCGCGCGAGTTGTCCAGACCGATGCTGGCACCGGTGAACCCGGCCAGGCGCAGACCCTCTGCCCATCCACCCGGCCCGGCGAACAGCTCGAGGACCCTGCGGTTGTCGAGAGCCTGAGCGTTCACCGCTGCCTCCCGGACAGGATCGAGAGCATGCCCAGCACGGCACCACCGAGCAGGATCGAGGCCCAGTAGGTGGCCGCGACCTGCTCGACGAAATCGATCGCGGACACGAGCGCGCTCACAGGTCCACCTCCTTGGCTCGCTCTTCGCAGAGCTGGACTAGCTCACGGGCCATAGCTCGCTCCGCTGGCGTGCCGCTGTAGAGCTTCTCCCGCCAGCTGGCCGCGTCCTTGCGCAACTGCTCCGCGCGTTCCTTGCGGTCGTTCACCGGAGCGAAGAGCCACCTGCGAAGAGGTCCACGAAGAGCGTCGAACCAGATGGCGTAGGGCCAAAGCACGACCCGCCAGGCCAACTGCATGGTGGCGGCCTCCCTGGCGGTCGTCGGCATGCCACTCCATGCCCTTGACGTTCGCTGGTGCACGGCCACCGCCTGCGAGCGGGCGTAGAGCAGGCCCATCATCAAGTAGCCGAGCATGGACACGAGTGTGATCACGAGCGTGCTCACGCCTGCCCCCTCCAGTACCTGATCATCTCGCGGTCCTTGGCCTCGGCCACGATGCACGCCTGCCGGTACACGTCCGGGATGGCGGCCTCACCCCAGACGGCGGACCGGTAGGCCTCGGTCCACAGCGCAGCACGGAGCTCGTACAGGTCGGCCATCCGCGCGCAGTAGGCCTTGCGCTGGGCGGGCTTGCAGTGCCGGTCGTAGCCGGCGGCCAGCTCGTAGAGCGCGTGCGTGATCGCCTCGGTGGTCGTGAGCTTGGTCGTGTCGGTCATCACGCGCGCCCGTCCAGCTCGTTGGCGCGGGCGCGGAGGCGACGGATCGCAAGACCGAGGCCTACGTCCATCCCCGGCCCCCTGTGGGCGTCATAGAGTGCGCCTGCCAGGCGCCGCAGCTCGGCGGCCACGACCGGTGCGGCAAGCGCCGCTGCCACGAGGCGGGCGTCCGCGTCCTCCGCCCAGATGTCGTCGACCGCACGGAGCAACTCGATCGCCCTGTCCGGGACCTGCAGGTCGTTCTCCATGTTCTCGTCCTCTCGTCCGGTTCTCGTTCAGCTTACACCAACAGAATACAACAGGGGAAGAGGGGCCCGAGTTCGGACCTCGGGCCCCTCTAGGGCCGCAGCGCCAGCCAGACTCCGAACGCGGCGAGCGCCACGAGCACGACCGACACGAACCGGGGCGCCGGCAGGCGCCACAGCTGCACCGCCACGACCGCGATCCCGAGCGAGATGAGGACGACGACCAGGCGGGGAATCAGCCCCGCCAGCTCAACGTGCACCGTCCCGCGCGAGCACCCTGCGGCGCCAGCACCAGTACGAGCGCAGGTACATCCCACAGATCACGAACGTGGCGCCCAGCACGAGGGGGAGATTGCCCACGAGCACCCCCGATGCCAGCACGCCGAGCATGAACATGAACAAGTGCACGGCCTTCATTGCGCACCGTCCCGCCGTGCCAGTTGCTCCTGCACGCGCGAGGTCAGCTCCGGCGTCCAGTGCGAGGCGTTGGCCTTCCACAGGTCCTTGAACGCTTGGCGCATGTTCGCGTCCGCCGGTACGGCGTCGACCTGCGCGAGCAGAGGATCAGGCTCGACCTCCGGTCCCAGCTCGATGCGCGGAGCCTCGGCCGGGACGACCAGCTCCTTGCGTTTGCGCCACTCCCGAACGGTGACGGCGAGGTCGGACAGCTGCCGGCCTGCCTGCAGGTCCACCCAGTGCAGGTCCGCCGAATTGCCGCCGGACGGAACGTGGATGATCAGGCCCCACGACTGGTTCGGGATCTTGCCCTCGGGCCACTGCGTGCGCCCGCTCTCGGGCAGGTACGGCGTGCCGTGAGAATATTCTGAGATTTGGCACGCGAATTTTAAGCCGAACCACGCGTTCGTGGCCGCGGTCTTGATGTCCGCCACGATGGACTCGTCCGGCCCGATCCGCGTTCCGTCCGGGGCTTTCATCTCCGCTCGCGGGGATACGAGGCGATCGAACGTGCCGGCCACCTCGTGGTCATCGCAGACGATGAACGACTCGATAGCGCGCACGGTGAAGTGCGCCATGAGCTCGCTGTAGGCGTCGAGCGCGTACCGGTCTTCGCCCACGTCCGGGATCGGCTCACCCCGGTCGAGCCGCTCGGTGAGCGCGTGCAGTGCGGTGCCGATCGTGGCCGCCGCCCCTGCCTCCGCGTGCTGCATCGCCTGCTCGGCGATGTCCGCCAGCGCGCGCTTGTCCGTGGGCCCGTCCCAGGTCTGGATGGACGCGGCGGCGAGGATCAGGTCCCGGCGCCGGGCGAGGCCGTAGGCCACGACCCGCTTCTTCCACTCGCCCAGGTTGGTCTGGTCCTCGAGCGTGGACCCCAGCGTCGACGCGCGGGTGTACGGGCGCGGCTTGCCCCCGTCCGGAGGAGTGATGAGGGGTCTTCCCCAGCGATCCCTTGGGATCTCCAGCGGCGCTTCACCCGCTCGCCGCCCGGTCGGGTTCCGAGGCCCAGCCGTGGCGTTCTCCAAGCTCGTCACAGGTCCACCTCGCAGCACTCCCACGTGCCGAAGCCGTCGGCCCGGATGTAGTCCCCCGGCTCGAACTCGCACCCGCAGCGGGTGCACACGCCCGGCAGCATGGCCTGGAACCACGGGCCGGGGCCCGAGCGGAAGTCGGCGGCGTTCTCCAGGTCTCCCGTCACTTCCCCCGCCCCATCTCCCGCAACGCGTCCACGAGCGCGTCGCCCGAGGCCTTGTCCTTGCGGGCGGCCTCGATCGCGTCGTCGTCCTTGCGCAGGTCCTGTACGTCGACCGGCTTCTCGCTCTTGCTCATGTCCTCGTCCTCTCAGTCCCAGCCGATCAATGCTTGACGTTCTTGTTCCACCAGCGCTCGAGCTTCGCTGCCTCGCGACTCTCAGCTCGGGTGTTGGCGTCCGCCGGATGCGGCGACTTGTCGAGCTGGTAGATGCGGTCCGCGATCTCGCCGCACCCCCGCTGGCAGCTTTCGGCGGGGGTCGTTCCGTGCGGGCACTTGCTGGCCATGTCGTTCTCCTCGTCATCATGTCCTCGCGCACCGACAGATCCGTCGTGCACGTCCAGATCCTGTTCACCCTGGCGCAGAGCGTGGGCGTGGGGTAGGAGTGGGGGCCGGCCCGGGTGCGGGGCTCCGAACACCTGCCGCACCCGGGCCAGCAGCTTCATCGTGCGATCGCCTGGGCGGCCTTGTGAATGGCGTCCATGTACTCCCGGTCGAGCTCCTGCACGTCGAGTGCGAGCTCGTCGAACGGGATCAGCGACCGGTGGTCGGGGTTCGAGTCGTTGCGCCACACGGCCCACGCGTCGTGCACGTCCTGCAGGGACGTCTCCTCACCCTGGGTCAGGACGAGCAGGACGTAGAGATCGGCCAGCGCGAGGTCGAGGTCGGGCAGCTCGTCGAGCAGCGCCTGACGGGCTCGCTGTACGTAGTTCACGTTCGTCCTCTCGGTCGGGGGAAGCAGGGCGGGTGCGCGGGCACCCGCCCTGCTCGTGTTCAGCTCGTGTGCTTGCGTGCGCGGTACTCGCGCTGCTGCGCGTTGTAGCTCTCTCGGTTCGCGGCCCGCCACTTCCGGTTGCTCTCGCGCCGCTTGTCCGGGTTGGCCTCCTCGTACTTGCGCTTGGTCTCGCGCACCTTCTCGGGGTTGGCCTGTTCGTACTTGCGCCGGGCCTCCCGCTGACAGGCGACGCAACGGTGGCGGCGGTACCCGTCACCGGTCGAGACCTGAACCCAATGCTCGGGGCCATGCCCTTGGGCGCACCTGCCGTCCCGCTCCCAGTCGAGTCCGTCCCGGTTGCGCCGGGCGTTGTTCTCGTTCGAGAGCAGTTCCATGTGCTCGACGTTCACGCACCGCCGGTTGTGGCACTGGTGGTGCACCGTCATGTCGTCCGGGATCGGACCGTGCACGGCGGTCCAGGCGGCACGATGGGCGGTGGTGCCGCGCATCGTGCCGCCTGAGTCCTGCCAGCCGACCTGTGCGTAGCCGTGGCTGGCCACGGAGTAGGTGCTCAGGACACAGCCGTTCTCGCCCGGCTCGACCTTCGCGAGCACCCGCTCCGCGACCCGCTTGGGGATCGGAATCCCCTTCGATGCTGGCATGTTGATCTTCAGAAGGGAGGCTCAGAATCGGAATCGTCGTCTCCCGCACCGGCCGCGCTCGCGCTCGGCGCACTGACCAGGTTCGGGTTGTCGTCGAACCCGGTCCCGTTGCGGTAGACCTCCTTGACCTGGTCCATCTGCGCGGAGTCGCACGGGTCCATGGCCGCGAACGGGAGTGGGTTGCCGTCCCGGTCCTTGCGCTTCGTGCTGTGCTTGATCACGATCACGCCGGCCACGTCCTTGCCGACCTGCGAGCGCCGCAGGGTGGAAACCACGCCGCCCTTCTTCACCTTCATCCCGCGCACGACCTCGCCCTTGCGCTCGCCCGAGCAGATCAGCAGGTCGATCGTCACCGGCTCGGACTTGTAGCCCTCGGGTGAGGTCTCCTCCGGGTGGAACTCCCGGATCCGGGACACGACCGCAGTTGCGTCCTTCGCCAGCTCGTCCAGGTCGGTGAACCCGCCGGACGCGTTTTCCAGGGACATGTTCTGTTCTCGCTCTCGTTCGTGGACATGTTCGGTACTGCCGGATCGTGCTGTACGAACACACTCTAGCACCCTTCTGGCTACTTCTGGCAACTCCATGTAGGCTCCGGGACATGACGGATACCGAACGGTGGGTGACACGGGTGCAGGCGGCCGAGCTGCTGTCGATCGCGCCTCGCACGATCGACACCTACGTGCGTGATGGACGGCTGCCGCGCTTCCACCTGACCGGCTCGCGCACCCCGCGCTTCCGGATCGAGGACGTGCGCGCCCTCGTAGTCCCGAACGGCACGGCAGGGGAGAGCACGGAGTGAAGGCCAAGATGCCCGGGCGTGACCAGTGGGGGTACGAGTTGCCGCCCCTGGACGAGCGGCCACGGGAGGGGCTCCAGTGGGGTGGCGGCATCTACGTCGTGCAGTTCCCCGACTGCGTCAAGGTCGGCCGGGCCTCCGGCTTCTACTACCGCTTGAGCCAGCACTGGCGCGATGGCGGCACTTCCTACGTCGCCTACCGAACTAGCAGAGACCACGACAACCGCGTCATCGAAGCGCAGGTCCTCAAGGCGGTACTCAGCAGCGGCGCACGAGTGCTACGCGGAAGCGAGTGGTTCGCAGGGCGCACGTTCGACCAGATCGCCTGGACCGTGGAGCGAACGATCTATCGCTTGACCGGTGACATCTATCTGTGCGGCAGCGTCACCTACCCCAACCACGAACGGAGACCACCGATGACCATCGACCAGGCCCGTGCCATCGCCGAGGACCCGACCAGTACGCCCCGCGCACTGCTCGTGCTCGCGCTGCAGGCGTTCCGGGCCGAGCTGGACAAGGAGCAGTCCGCCGCGCTCGAGCGCCAGCGGCTCGTGATGCTGGGGGACGGGCGATGAGCATGCTCAAGCAGTTGGCCGACGACAAGACGCGCGTGCTGGAGCACTTGCGCACAACGCGGAAGTTCATGCCCTACCTGCACGAGAGCATGTCTGCGCATAGCGTCGTGGAACTACTGGGTAGCCGTGACCGCGCTCAGCGGGCGCTCGTTGCACTGGTCCAGGACAGGAAGATCACTTACCTGGAGAACTGTTCTCCGGACCACTATCAGGCTTACGCCGCCGACCTGCCGCCATGCCCGACGCTGCCCCGCACCTGGGCACTGCCCGAGCAGCCCGAGGACGGCACGCGGATGCAGACACCCGCCCACGGGCTTTACGTGCACTACCAGGTGAGCGCCCGAAGGTGGGCCGAGATGCTGCTTGAGCACGGTCCGATGACCGAGGTCGTCGAGACCGAGGTCGAGGCCGCCATCCGGCGCATGCGAGAAGACAGGTCCCATGGACGGGAGTCGAGCAACGACGACGTGCAACTCGTCCTCGCCTTCGTTCTGAACAAGGACACGCCATGACCGAGCGCAAGCCCGTCCGCCCCATCCCGCTCTCGTTCCGCATCGCCGTCGTAGTGCTCGCCCTCGGCGTGGTCGGGTTCATCTACCTGCAGGACTGGCGCCTGCTCGCCATGGGCGGGATCGGGTTCGTGCTCGCGGGCGTCGTGTTCGCGCCGACCAAGGAGGGGCCGTGATGTCCTTCGGCCCCCAGCCCGACCTGTACATGCCCCCGCCCGACGACCCGCAGGTGCACGAGCCCGAGTGCTCGGCCGGCAACCCGCGCTACATCTACGTCAAGGCGTGCGAGTGCGGGTTCATCCGGCACGAGCGCGCCCGGCTCGTGCCCGAGCGGCCGGCGCCGCACTGGTCCTGGCTCATGGGCCCGACCGGACACCCGGACCCGCACCCGGCCGACGTGGTCGAGATGCGCAGGCGTGAGCTGGCGTGGGCACGAGCGAGGGCACGGGCATGAGCAAGCCCCCGCCCGCCGTCACCGGCCTGCTCAAGCGCCGGGCACCCGGCTGGGAGCACACCCTGACCGAGGGCGAGGGCGTCATCTCGGTCTCGACCCTGGGCTACTCGCGCGGGGACGGCACCCGCCCCCGCGTCACGGTCGAGGCCACCTGCGAGGCCGTGCACCTGTCCGCCCGCCACCCGTCCTCGCGCCGCGCCGTGGTGGCCATCTGGGTGCGCCGCACCGACCCGGTCGAGACCGGCGGGAAGGCCCATGGCTGGACCCTGGACATGGCCTGGCGGGGCCGGCACGACGGCGAGCACGTACCGGTGCAGCTGGACTCCGGCGAGCTCAGCGCCTACCTGAGCGCCCACGACGTGGACGAGTACCTGCGCCTGCGCGACGAGCTGACCGTGCGCAAGGCCGAGACCGCCGCCAAGACCCGCGCCACCAAGGCGCAGCGCAGAGCGGCATAGACCCATGAAGGAGTCGGGGGACATGAACGCGCCACCAGCACGACGAAGTACCGACCGGGCCATCGCCCTGGTCGCGCTCGGCACCTCGATCGGGCTGTGGACGCTGTTCGCGGACCGGATCGAGGTCGACGGCCTGCTCGCCGCCGGGTACGGGCTCGCCGCCCTGATCACCAGCGCGGGCACGGCGTGGCTGGGCGTGCTCGCGTTCCGCCGGTGGGGGCGCGGGCGATGAACAACGACGAGAGGACGAAGGACATGGACGAGATCCTGCAGGCCGTGAGCGAGGCGCGCATGGCGCCCGGAGGTCAGGTGCACTGGCACACGCTCTACGACGAGGACGACGACCCGTATGGCGAGCTGTGCTGGTGCACGGAGACCGACGGCGAGGACCACGAGTGAACGACGAGACCGTGCGCGCGCTCGACGCCCTGGCCACCGACGAGGACCCGCTCGCCGCCCTGCGGGCGCGCGAGTACCGGCGGATGGTCGAGGAAGCCGGCCGGGACGAGGAGGAGCCATGTTCGAACTGATCGGCGCGAGCGGCGCCGTGGTGCTCGGGATCGTCATGCTGACCATCGGCCTGGCCAACTACACCACCCCGAGCCTCCCAGTGATCGCCGCGATCGTGTTCGCGGTGGCGTTCCTGATCTGGGCCGTGCGCCAGGCCGGTGCCGACACGTGATGGAGGAGACGATGAGGATCATCTGGTGGCACGTCGAGCGCCCGACCGACACGGGCACCGTGCGAGTCCTGCCCGAGCGCGAGGTCGAGGACGAGCCCGAGGTGGAACAGGACGAGGTGCACGCGCCCCGGTGCCAGTGCTTGCCCTGCCGGGTGCGGGAGTTCATGGAGATGGAGCCGTCGTGAGCGCCGAGGACAGGATCATCCGGGCGATCACCGTCCCCGGACCCGCACCGCACGTGCACGAACAGCAGATCCAGCGCCTGGCGCGCGAGTGGCCCACGCTCGCGCAGTCGCTCGCGGTCCTGCTCAAGGAGCGCGGGCTGTCCGTGCCGCCCGCCTGGCGGCCACGATGAACGACTTCCTCATCATCGTCGCCGACAACTACCGGGACGCGATGCTCTACGCCCGTGAGCACGACCTCGGACCAGAGCGACGACGCTGGCGGTTCGCGTGCGACATCTTCGACGTCCGGGGCATGTCCCCCTGTCGTTACGTCGTACTGACTCGCGGGGAGCTGAGCGGGAGCGCCCTGCGGGATCGGCTCGAGCTAGAGCAACACCTGCGCGCGTTCGGGTTCCAGTGCGTCGAGGAGCCGTCGTGACCCTGCGCGCCCGCGCCCTGGACCGGGCCGCCCGCGCGGCCTGGTTCGTGGGCGTCATGCTCTACGCGCTGGCCATCGACCTGGCCGGCGCGCGAGGCCGTGCGCAGCGGGCCCTGCGCTGGGCCACGTACCGGGCCGGGCTCGCGCTCTGCGGGCTGGCCGGGCGCCTGGACGGCTACGCGGACCGGTGAGCACCACGCACGCCGGGGCGATCGCGGCGAAGCTGCAGGGCGCGCACCGCGCCCGGACGGAACGAGAGGACACGAGGATGAGCAAGGACGAGAGCGTGTGGGACGACACCGGCGTGCGGATCGACCGCGCGCTCAAGGAACTGACCGAGGCGATCGGAGCGATGGCTGAACTCAGGCCGGGCGATGGCGGGGATGCGGCCGAGCTGGCGCGGGTGACGAGGGAGCGGGACGAGCTGGCCGCGCAAGCGGCCGACCTTCGACGCAGCCTCGACATCGTGAGCGACGCGCACGCCGCCGCCGAGGAACGGCTCGAGCAGGTCGGGCACGGGCTCACGGAGGCTGCAGCCCACGTCGACTGCTGGGTGCCGGTGCCGCTGCGCTGGGCCACCGTGGTGGCCGGGGACGTGACGGTGTCCACGCGCGGGGGCGAAAACAAGCTGTGGGGTGTGGCAGAGGGCGTGCACGGGATGGAGCCGCGCGTGACGGTGCAGCGAGCGGGAAAGGAGCGCGGACTCGACGTCGACCCGGACGCGACCGTACCCGTGCTCGTGCGTCACACCGAGCGGGACGCGCTCGTGGCCCTGCGCGAGGGCGGCGTGAACGGGTCGGTCGTCGCGCGGGAGGTGAAGTGACTCCCGAGACGTACGCGATCGTGGGCGCGGTCGTGTTCGCGCTGACCCTGACCGTGTGCGCCTACGGCGAGACGTCGCGGGCCGACCGGCGCAAGCGGTTCATCGACCACATGAAGTCGGCCACCGTCGGGGCCGTGCTGCCGGCGCTGGTCGCGGGGGCGATCTGGCCGGCGACGGTGGTCGTGACCCTGGTCGCGATCGTGATCAAGATGGGGGCGCGTGTGCACTGAGCTCGCACGAGGAGGCGGCCGGCCCGGTTGGGTCGGCCGCCTTTTGCGTTCATGCACCCGAATGCGGACGCGGGCGCTTGCGTGCTACGATCTTGGGCATGACAGAGCCCTCACCGCAGTACCTGAACATCCGAGTGCGACCTGACCTGGTCGAGCGCGTCCGGGCTTGGGCCGAGCGCGAGCGGCGCACCTTGAACGCCTCGGCGAACCTGCTCATCGAGCGGGCGCTCGACGCAGAGGAGAGGGGTGGACGCCCCGCGTAGTGTGACTCCACCACCCGGACCGCTGCGCTCCCCGCCTCCAGCCCGGGTGACCCCCTCGAATACGAGGACGGCCGGTCACCGTAGTGACCGACCGTCTCGACGCCTCTTCGCAGGAAGGCAGCTACATCGTGCCACATCAGATCCCAGCTATCGAGACCCGTTACGCCGGGTGCAGGTTCCGTTCACGCCTGGAAGCGCGGTACGCCGTGTTCTTCGACCACCTCGGCATTGCGTGGGAGTACGAGCCGGAGGGCTTCGAGACCTCGCAGCGTCTCACTCTCGGACCCGAGAAGGTCTGGTACCTCCCCGACTTCTGGTTGCCCACCCTCGGTGTCTATGCCGAGGTCAAGGCAACACTGACCGAGCCCGAGTGCGTCCGCCTGCTCGACATCGCGGCCAGTCTGTCCTCTTCCGATGGCGGCGGGTGTCATGACAGCGGTGGCCATGACCTCATCGTGCTCGGCCCGGTGCCTCGCCGTTCGACCGTGCCCGCGCGCTTGCACATGCACAAGGGCTGCCTACTGGCCGCTCGGTTCAACTTCGGAGTCGGCCGCTTCATCGACCCCTGCAGGGGGGAGCACCTCGCCTGCGACCTCGGTGGTGACGGCATCTTCGAGCAGTACGACCTCGTCCGGCACGACCACCAGTGGCATCCGTCGTCCGAGTTCCTAGAAAACGCCAAGCACCTCGGCCAGTTCCTGCTCAACGGCATGTCCGCGTACGAGCTCGACGGCCTGGTCGCTCCGGCGCACCGTGCCGCTCGCTCTGCCCGGTTCGAGCACGGGGAGCAGGGATGAACGGCGAACAGGGGGAGGAAGACCAAGGCCCCCCGCGTCCGCTCGACGTCTGGCGCATCTGCGGCCGGCCGACCGAGGCCGGATGCACGTGCGATGACCGATGGGGCCCGTCCCCGCTCGTGGTCGTCGCCGCGCTCAAGCGCCTGGGCGGTGAACTGTGACCGAGTGGACCCAGCAGCTCGCGCTCGCCGAGGCCGTACGCGCCCGCGATCGTGGATGGCGCCCGTTCCCGGTCGACCACCCGCACGCGGTCGGTGCAGCGCTCGACGCCAAGGGCAACCCCACCGGGTGCTCCGGTGCGCACAAGCGCCCGGACTGGCTCCAGGGCATGCCGTGCGATGGCAAGCGCGGCAAGCACCCGGCCGTGAAGTTCAAGGACTCTGCCGCCACCTCGACAGCCCAGGGCGACGGCATGCTCGCCAGCTGGTTCACCCGGGGCGGTGAGCCGCGCAACGTGGGCATCGCCTGCGGGGCCAGCGGGCTGATCATCCTCGACTCCGACGAGCCGGGTGCGTTCGAGCGAATGGCCGTCGACCTAGGCCACGAGCTGCCGCGCACGTACCGGGTGCGCACCTCGGCGGACTGGCACTGGTACTTCGACGCCAGCGACCACCCCGACATCGGCAACGCCGAGGGCCTGCTCGCTGCCTACGGGATCAACGTGCGCGGCAAGGGCGGCTACGTGGTCGGCGCCGGCTCGCTGCACGCGAGCGGGCGCATCTACGCGGCCGAGGACCCGGACGCGCCCGTCGCACCCCTGCCGGCGTGGATCGCGCAGGCCATCGCTACGAAGGTGGACGGAGGAGAGGACGACGGCGAGACGTTCGACGGAGACCAGGACGCGCCCCGGTTCATCGACCAGGAGCAGGCCCTCGTCGAGTTCTACGAGGCCGTGGCCACCATCCAGCACCAGGGCAACACCTTCCGCCAGGACGAGCTCTTCCCGGCCGCGCTGGACGGCTGGCGGTGCGTGGACAACGGGTGGCTGACCGAGCGCCAGATGAAGCTCGCACTCAAGGACGCGATCTGGCGGGTGTGGAACGCCGACCCGGACGCGGCCGACATCCAGATCATCAACGTCGAGGCGCGCAAGCGGGCCGACCGCTCGCCGTGGTTGCCCCATCCCGAGGTGCAGGAGATCGGTACGGCGCCGCCGGAGCCACCACCCGTGGTGGGCCCGCCCGAGAACCCGATGGAGCTCGGCGACGCACCGGTGGACGTGCTCTCTGACCCGGACGCGGGGACGGCCGATCCGGCGGACGCGTTCGTCGAGCTGGCCTACACCCGGCTCAAGGCCAGGCGCATCGCCGAACGGCGACTCGACGCGGAGGAGGCGGGGGAGCCCGCGCCGCCCACGTCCACCACTCTGCGGGACCTGCTCGCCGAGCCGGACGAGAGCGCGCCCTACCTCATCGCCGGGCTCTGGCCCATCGGCGGGAAGGTGATCCTGTCGGCCCAGCAGAAGGCCGGCAAGACCACGATGGTGGGCAACCTGCTCCGGTCGGTGGTCGACGGAGACCCCCTGCTCGGACCCAGGCCCGGCACGCTCGTCAGTGCGGGTGCACACCCCGGGTTCCCGGTCGACCCTTTGGGCGAGGACGAGGCCGTGTTCGTGGCCGACTTCGAGCTCGACCGGCGGATGATCCGGCGCTGGCTGCGCGACCACCGGATCCGCAACGGCCACCGGGTGCACATCGAGACGTTCCGGGGGCAGACCTGGGACATGCGCGACGACCGGATCCGTGCCCAGTGGGCGCGGCACCTGCGCGACCTGAACGTCCGGGTCATCATCCTGGACCCACTCGCGCCCGTCCTCTCATCCTTGAACATCGACGAGATCGACAACAAGGGGGTGGGCCAGTTCCTGCACGCGATGGACGCGCTCGTCGCCGAGGCCGGCGCGGGAGAGCTGCTCATCACTCACCACACGACCCATGACGGAGAGCGTGGACGTGGCGCATCGGTCCTGCGCGGATGGCCGGACGCAGAGTGGCGCTTCGTGGTCGAGCGGCCCGAGAACGGGGGTGAGCCCGAGCCGGGCGCGGCCCGGTTCTTCGCCGCCACCGGACGCGACGTGGCCGAGCCGGAGCGGGCTCTGGCGTTCGAGGCGGAGACGCGCACCCTCTCGGTCGCGGGGGGGTCGCGCACTGCGCACGCGGTCGATCGGCACAGCGGGGCGCTCGTCGATCTGGTCAAGCTCACGCCCGGTATCGCCAAGCGGGACCTGATCGACGCCCTCAAGGGTGGGACCAAGGTCCGGTCCGAGACGGCCGCTGCGGTCATCATGACGGCGGTCAAGGCCGGGCTCATCCACGTGCACAACGGGCCGAACCGGTCCCTCGTGCACTACCCGGAGGCGCCCAACCGGGGGTGCGCACACTGCTGGGACGAGGGTCTCGTGGGGCCCTCCAGCGGGGCCGAAAACGGTGTTACCGGAGCCGATTCGTAGATCGTGTTCCCGTGATCTTGCTCGGGGAACACGGGAACACGAAATCGAAGATCCTTTACGAGCCTCTGACCAGTATGTTCCCGTGTTCCCGCATGTTCCCCAAGATCATGGGAACACCGGGAACGCCGATGTTCCCGCGCGTTCCCGGCCCCCCCCCTTTAGGGGGGCCGGAGCGGGGACACCCGTTGGCACACGACAAGATCATCTGCAAGATCGACAACTCCACAGCGAAAACGCCCTCGTTCGACGGGCCGTAGAACGAGGGCGCATGCTTCGCCGATGACCAAGCGCCGAGCCGTCCACCCCGATCGCCGTCCCGACGGCCGGGTGGTCGTCCCGGCACCGCGCCCCTCCCCGGACGTCCGCTGGGCCCAGGCGCTCGCCGCCACCAACGAGCTGTGCGCGTGGCAGCACGCCGGTGTCCGCTGCGTCGCCGGTGCGGTGGACGTGATCGACGGCCCGGACCCGACCGGTGCTCGGACCGGCCGGGCGGACCGGCCGATGTGCGCACGCCACATCCCGTACGCCCTGGCGGCCGGAGGTGTCCGGCTCCGTTGACCTGACTGCTATGGTTCGCCAGTCGATCGCGCTCCCCACGAGATCGGCGAGCAACCTCCGATGCGCCCGGACGTCTTGATGTTCGAGAGCACATCCCCCGATCGAGAGGACCCCGGCTCCCGTGAGGACCCGAACACTGCTCGCCAGCACGCTCGGCACGCTCCTGCTCGCCGCGCTGACGCTCCCCGGCATCGCTACCGCGCAGCCTGCGGCCCGCCAGCCCGTCGTGATCACCGCCGCGAAGGCCTGCGGGGTCGTCACGCTCACGTTCGTGAACCCCGAGACCGACGTGGCCAAGGTGCACGGCTTCCGCTGGAACGCCGTGCGGGGCGACGTCGCCACCGCTGACGCAGCGCGCACCGGGCTGGTCACCGTCGCCCCTCGCGCCACCGTCAAGGAGACGATCCGGTTCGACGAGGACGAGTTCGGCGGCGAGGCCGCCGTTACGGTGGCCGTCGCGTTCGGGCCCGACTCCGACATTCAGCCCCGCCTGGACGTCTACCCGGTCGACACCGACTGCACCGCCCCCAAACGCGGCGACGACTGCGTGGTCAAGGTCGGCGTGGACGCGGGCGAGGTCGGCAAGCTGAACCTGGGCCTGCTGTGCGAGAGCCTCACCCCGGGCACGACCGAACCGCCGGTGCCACCGACCACGACGGTCACCCCGCCGCCTCCGCCGTCGGTGACCACGAGCGTCGCCCCGCCCCCCGCGCCGTCCACCACGACCACCCGCCCCCGCGCGGTCGACCGCAGCAGCGACGACGACTCGGGCGCCTATCCCGTCACGGCACCCGAGACCGGCGGATACACCCTCTGATGCGCCGCTTGGTCGCGATCATCGCGGCCGGGACGGTGCTCCTGGCCGGATGTGGGACGGCGCTCGACGAGCCCATCGCACCGCCGATCGTCGACACCACCCCGGCCCCCGGACTCGGACAAGTTCCCGACCCGGTCTCGGTCCAGATCCCCCGCATCGGCGTGGACGCCCCGCTCGTACCCACCGGGCGCACGCCAGAAGGGGCCTGGGAGGTGCCCAGCGTCGCCGCTGACGCGTCCTGGTACCAACCGGGACCAGAGCCAGGGGAGACCGGCGTTGCCGTGCTCCTGGGGCACGTGGACCTGAACGGAGAGCAGGGCGTGTTCGGACGCCTGCACGAGCTGGGGCCCGGGGACGAGATCGTGGTCCCGCACCCGGACGGCGCCACGCGCTGGACGGTGGCCGAGGTGCTGACCCGACCCAAGGCCGAGTTCAACGTGCAGGACGTGCTCAGCCCGGAGGCCGAGCCCGAGCTCGTGCTGATCACATGCGGCGGGAATTTGACCAGGACCGAGCGCGGTGGGCGGTACGAGGACAACGTGGTGGTCGTCGCCCGGCTCAGCGGGTGAAGGTCACGTGGCAGCACTACCGCACCGGCGGATGGCGGCCCCTCTTCGGGTGGGTGCGCAGCCCGCACACGGTCGTGTTCAGGATCGGTGCCGCCGGCCACCGGTGGACCGTGCTCGTACGGATCAGGGGGTCGAGATGACCGAACCGTTCCTGCGCCCCGAATGGGCCTGCGTCCTGCACGCCCCGCCCCGCCGCACCGGTGCCTGGGCTCGCGCGGACCAGTCCTATCGGACGTGCAGCTCGTGCCTCGATAACTTGCGGGACCGGCTCAAAGAGATCGCCATCCGCTGGGTCCGGCTCTCGCCCGCGCCCGGCGCACAGGGCGAGTCCGGCGGACGGGGTGCGCCCGGGTACGGATCCCGCTCACCCGGCTCCGACCACGTCATCGCCATGCGCGACCGTCGTTCGTCCCGGGAAGCGCGGGTGTGGGTGGCGCGCGACGGGCGGGTGCACGCCGAGACCGAACGCCCGCCCCTGAGCGTGCACGCCGAGCTCGCCCAGTTCGCCGGGTTCATCGTCGAGGCGCGCCAGGTGGCGTGCGGGGCGCGCAGCGTGCCAGAGCTCGTGCGCTGGCTCGACGCCCAGCTCGACTGGGTCACCCGTCGCGAAGGCGTGCTCGACCTGGACCGCGTTCTGCGCGACCTGATCGCGCAGCTGCGCCCGGTCACCGGCGAGCCCGGCCGGCGCCGGATCGGCACCTGCCCGAACACGGTCGCGGGCGACACCGAGCACCCGCGTGAGTGCGGGGCGGTGCTCTACGCGCCTCTCAAGGACGACACCATCCGCTGTACTGCATGTGCGCGCGTGTGGACTCGGGACCAGTGGCTCGAGCTGGGGCAGTTGCTCCAGGTGGCGTCCTGAGCGAGGAAGAGCGCCCGCCGGTCTGGGTCACGGCCGAGATGGCGTCGGTGCACCTGCAGTGGAGCGGCTACCCGGTCAGTCCGGCCACCGTGCGGCAGTGGGCCCATCGTGGCCACATCCTCGCCAAGGGGCCACGTGGGGCCCGGTACAACCTCTGGGACGTGCAGGCGTGGGCGAAGAAGCGTGCGGCGGATGAGCCCTCAACTTGACCATGCGGAGGTCGAGTGTCACACTCGACTCGTACGGACCGATCTGTCCCCGCAGGCGGTTCAGCGCGTTACTCACCCCAGTCCTCGTGGCTGGGGTTTTCGCATGTACGGAGGTCGTGATGGCCGTCCTCACTCTCGACCGTGTTGACGCTGAGCTGCACCTGCTCCGGCGCAAGGTCTACGACCGGCGCACGATCGACGTCATGCGGACCGGGCTCTGGCGCAGGATCGACCAGTTGCTCGAGGAGCGCTTGCGCCTGATGCAGGCGCCCTGATCCATGGCCTGGTCGCAGCACCCCAGCTCGCGCAGGGCCACTCTGCCGCCGGACTGGTACACCCGCGTCCGGCCGGCCGTCCTGCGCCGTGACGGGTACCGGTGCCAGATCCAGGGCCCCCGCTGTGTCACCACGGCCAACCAGGTCGACCACGTGGACGACCCGCACGACCACCGGCTCCAGAACCTGCGCGCAGGCTGCGAGCCGTGCCACCACGACCGCAGCGCCCAGCAGGGCGGGTCCGCGTCGGGGACGGCTAGACGAGCACGTACAGCCGCCAGGAAGCGGCCTCAGGAAAGTCACCCGGGGCTGATCAGCTGAACAGGAGAAGCGCATGCCCAAGGTGAAGCTTGCCCGTCGCTGGGGCTCGAACAAGGCCGGCAGTACCGTCGAGGTGTCCCAGAGCAAGGCCGACTTCCTCAAGGGGATCGGCTGGACTGAGGATGGCCCCGTCATGAACGCCGATGCCGTCGCGCCCGGTACCGACGGGCCGGACCCGATCATCTCGGGCGATCCGACCAGGCGCCGGATCTCCATCGTCAAGCTTGAGCGGGACGAGTCGGTGAATCGGGCCGAGCAGAACGAGCGCGCCCCCAAGGTGCGCCGGCCCGTCGCACCGCAGGTGTCCGACGGTGGACCCGTGTCCGAGGGTGGCGAGGACAGCGCACGTGGCGAGGTCTCGTCCTCGCACGAGACGGTCAAGACCGACACCAAGACGCAGACCGGTCGTTCCCGCAAGGCCAGCACGCCCGAGAAGTCCTGAGCCCTCCCCAGCGCCGAACGCCCGCCCCCTGGACCTTGGGGCGGGCGTTGGCAGCAGCAGCTGGGTGTCAGCAGGGAGAGTCGACCTGGCCCCACAGCGGGTCGTTGGACGGCTTGCCGTACTCGTCCAGGTCGTAGCGCGTCCACGGGATCACGAGCTCTCCGCCCCGGTAGCAGCCGGCCTCGACCACCGAATTCGGTCCGCAGATGCGGTTGCCGTGGACCTGGCAGCTGAACGTGGGCTCGTCCTCCATGGGCTCAGGCTTGACCTCCAGGTCTGAGCCGCAGATCTTGTTGCCGTGGATGTGGCAGTCGAAGCCGGGCTCGTCCTCCATCGGTTCGCCTGGGGTGCCCAGTCCGACCCACAGATCCGGGCCACAGATCTTGTTGCCGTGGATGCGGCAGTCGAAGCCGGGCTCGTCCTCTTCCGGCTCCTGCACGGTGCCCACCGAGCTGGTGCCGACCATCTTGACGTTAGCCTGCTCGGTCGAGTCGTGAGTCATGTAGCCGAAGACCATGGAGCCGAAGAGGCCGAAGGTCACGATGGCGGTCAGGGACCTGGTGATGACGCTCATGGGGGAGATGTCCTCTCGTGTGGGTGGTGCTGATCAGCTGAGCTGGATGGGTTCGAGCCACATCGAGCACTCGGTCTCGTAGGTCACGTAGTCCTCGCAACCGAGCCAGCCTTCGCCGGTCGCGATGTAGAGCGAGCTGTCCAGGTCGAACTTGGTCCCGACCGGGACGAGCACACTGTCGCTGCTGGTCGAGGCAGGCTGGTACGTGCCGGCGGCACGGATGGCCAGAGCCAGTTCGCCCGGTGCTCGACCGAGGTCGATGACCAGTTCGTCCTGCACTCGCAGGTCGTCGACTCGACTGGTGTTGAGGACAGCACACTCGTTGAACAACGTCTCAGCATCGTCCTTGCACTTCGACTCACTGATCGAAGCGATCTCGTGTTCGTTCGTCAGCTCGACCAGCTTCGAGAACGAACCGATCATGCTGCTCACGAAGACGATGAGACCGACCAGAGCGACGAACTTGAGGACCAGCTGCTGCATGACCTGAGTTAACACCAACTCATGTCTCACTGTCAAGTCATGTCAAGTCACATCTCTTGACCAGTACATACGTGCACACGAGCACGTGCACACACGCGTACGTACAGCACGAACACGAACCAGATCAAGAACATCGAACAAGCACGAGCTCGAGCACGTGTTGCTGCATCAGCTCCAACTCGTCGACCGGCTCGAGCTCTTGCCGGCGTGCCGGTCACACACCGTGACCGGGTGGGGGATGACCCCCCTCCCCCCGGTGCCCTGGCC